GGATTGTCGCTGGCTCCAGGCCACCAGAACTCTAGCGGGCGCAGAGTCGCACCGTCGGCACTGCGCACACCGATGAATACGCGCTCGGGTGCCCACCGGGGATCGCCGGACTGCTGCGTCCAGATGAGCCGCTTCAGGTCGGCCACGCTCATAAATGGATAGAGGTCGGTGGCTGTGATGGCACCAGTGGCCGGTGCGTCTGGTCCGACTAGGCGAATCTGAAGTGCCCCCCACGGGCCCTGCAGATCCTCTAAAAGTGGCACGGTGACTACGCTCATCGCGTGCTTTCCTCTATCGTCGGATGCCGATTTTAGACGCTGGACTCCTTCGTAGCATCGTAGGTCGGCTGGTCCGTTATGTGAATCCCGCAATACTCCACGGGATGAGCACGGAAGTCTGTGTAGTGGTAGATATCCAGCGCCTCGGCGCGCTTCAGAAGCCAGCCGAAGTTGTTCCAGAACAGCGGTGTGTGACCGACTTCGTGGGTGCCGATGTGTGCCATCTCGTGGAGGGCCACGAAGGTGATGATGTTCTCGTCCACAAGCTCCTCGCGCTCATTCCGTTGGCGGAGACACATGTAGACCTTCTCTCCCTTATTGACAGAGTAGCTGGTGTAGCTGGCGTCGGGGGTGGATTCCGAAAAACGACTTGGAGCGGCATCAAAGTTGCGGAGAATCTGGGCGACCAGCGGCTTTTCGGCATCGGATGCCTTCAGCTCACGCATCAGTCGGAGCATCTTGCCGCGGCAGCGGGCGAGACGGTCGGCGGCCTCTTGACGGTCGGGTAGATTTCGCACGATGTAGCTCTCACCGTCTACGGTGGATCGCACGGATGCCATATCGTGGCTATTCTGCTTGAGAGCAAGGGCAGCGAGGCCGGCACCGAGCACACCGGCAATCAGCGCGTAGGGACTGGCGGCGTTCATCGTGTATGGGGTCCCTAGTGGGGGCGGAGGGTAAAAGTTGACAGGGTAAGAGTTTCAGCGGTTGTGTCGTAGAGCGACAAGACGACGATGTCTTTCTTTCAGTTTGTGCTGGAGAATCTTGATAAGCCGTGGAACTGGCACACGCTCAGTAGGAATCCCAACATCACCTGGGAGGATGTAAAGGCGAATCCCACGAAGCCGTGGAACTGGAAGGCACTCAGTGCGAATCCCAACATCACTTGGGACATTGTGGCGGCGAATCCTACGAAGTGGTGGAGCTGGTACGGGCTCAGTCAGAATCCCAATATCACCTGGGAGATTGTAGCGGATAATTCAGATAAAGAGTGGAGCTGGTATGGGCTCAGTCAGAATCCCAATATCACCTGGGAGATTGTGGCGGCGAACCCTACGAAACCGTGGAGCTGGGATGGGCTCAGTTTTAATAAAAACGTCACCTGGGAGATTGTGGCAACGAACCCTACGAAACCGTGGAACTGGGATGAGCTCAGTCGGAACCCCGCGATTACCTGGGATATTGTAGCGGCGAATCCTACGAAGCGTTGGAACTGGTATTGGATCAGTCAGAAACCCAGCATCACCTGGGAGATTGTGGCAGCGAATCCTGACAAACCGTGGAGCTGGTACGAGCTCAGCCAGAATCCTGCCATCACCTGGGAAATTGTGGCAGCGAATCCCGAGAAACTGTGGAGCTGGGAGGGGCTCAGTATGAACCCCAGCATCACCTGGGAAATTGTAGCGGATAATTCAGATAAAGAGTGGAGCTGGTATGGGCTCAGTCAGAATCCCAATATCACCTGGGAAATTGTGGCAGCGAATCCTACGAAACCGTGGGGCTGGTATTGGCTCAGCCGGAACCCCCATGTCACATGGGAGATTGTGGCAGCGAATCCTACAAAGCCGTGGGACTGGTACGCGCTCAGTCAGAATACATTCAACCCTCCAATCACCGAGGCTTTCAAGAAGAAGATGGCGAAGATGGTCGCTGACCGCTGCCGCGAAGGGATTATGAAGTACTGTTGGGACCCTGTACGACCGCTAGGGCACTATCTGGTGATGTCGGAGATTGAGGATGACTAACGGATGTATTAAAGATATGACTCCTTATTACCGTAATGGCAAATGCGTTGGTAATTTTGGTGGCGCAGGGCGATCATGATGCTGCGTTGGGTGTTCCAAAAATTGCCACAGAAATCCGTGAAGAATATTCACGTGATGGGGTTATTGCCATGCAGCGTAGTAGTGACATTGTACAGCCCGTAGCGCTCGTAATTGAATCTGAAGAAGACCCGTTTTTGGAGAATTATGCGGATTATTTGGAGATGACGGTTGGTGAACAGCTGATGCTACGGCTGCCGCTTTCGGTGCTACGGGCGATTTCTACAGATTATCGGCGTGTACGAAATAGGCACATATTAGGACTGGATTGGAAAGCATTTTTTCCATATATTCCTATGATACGCTTATCCTATCACGAAGTTAAATTTAAACTGCAGTCTAGAAGGGAGTTTTCACTTATTAATCGTTGTATTTATTTGTATACTGGACAACGTCAGGCGTTTGCGCATTTGGAAGAAACAAAAGACCATACACAAGGTATTTCGTGCTCTGAACTTTTTTTACCAGCAGAGCCAACGGCTGGATTTGATTTTCGGTTTGATACGCATTCGCCGACAAAAGGACTGTTGATTGAAACCAGCGATGCATGCGATTTGACTGAGTTCCGACTAATATTGAATGGGCATATTGTGATAGACCTGACCGAGATAACAACCGCCTTTGTGATGCGGCGTTTATCGCCAAAATGCGTGTATATTCCGTTTGACTTGCGGGCACCGATGCTGTCGCGAGAACCTTCTTCCTTTGCCGGTGCGATTAATTTTTCGCGTATTGATGAAGCGCGGCTTCAACTTCAGTTTGCTAATCCGCAAGCCCATATCAGAGTATGCGGATTCGTGTATAATCAACTTAGAACTAGGCGTGGGATGGCGGGGCTACGATTTGAAACTACTACTGGCATTATATTGCGGCGATGGGAGGTGCCTGCTGCGGTGGCACCCGCGTCGTTCAACACCTCTGATCCAGTACCGCGTCCGCTGGAAGAAGGTCGCTCATTATGCGCAATTACACACGACGAACTGGCGGTAGGAGATGTGTATGTGCGCTGCGCCGGCTGTGGTCACTGTTTCCGACAAGAGGCGCTGGTAAATTGGTTCCGCGGACGAGCGGGCACGGCAAGAACGTGTGTTATGTGCCGGATGGCGTGGAGTGATTGGACGGTTTACAGGGTGACCGAACGGGGCTGACCTATACCTGTAGTATTCCGCAAATTGACTACCCCGTTAAGTAAGGAAAGCCTCATTGGTAGACTTATTTGTTGTGGCGATGTTTTTTTTGTGTGCGTCTCCCCCCGCTTTTTATAGGCAATGATTTTAGATCCATAAATGATTTCCATCTACAAAGCATTATTTCAGGTGGATAATCATTGACACCTGATAACACGCCCCATTGTTTCAATCCTGTTTTTTTTTCAGGATTAAATGGTTTAACAACCCATCCATCAAATCCTAAATGACAAATCATTTGGGCCATTCTACGATTCAAATAGTTTGGAAAAGTATCTCGTCCCATATAACCAGTTGGATTTACTACCAATTCTTCTGGATTATAATAATTTTCAAGTAACATTTTATATTTTAATTTATTTACCTCATCTTTATCATATAAATCCATTATATAGAAATATAAATCAATAATACTATTCAAATTCATATGGAAAAGACGCGCAGGCTTCTTTACTATGTAACTACTTATTGTACCATTTTTTCCATGACTATATATTCCCCTTGTAGTAACTATATTGGTAAAAAAAGCAGGGACTCGTTCACTCGGTTCTCGCGCACCGTCTCTGTCAGCTCTGTATATTTCACTATTAATAGGTAATATTATCACAGGTAATTTTGTTTTCTCATCAATGATATCTTCCAATTTATAAAACTTTGATACATCATCAAACGTGAAGTTTGCTGATGATGCCATTTAACTAGTACACATAATTTGTGTTATGTATAATGTTCGGTAAAACGAAGTGATGCCGAACCTAGCCGGTGTCAAAACCTGCCAGCGCCCCGCTCCCGGCGACGGCAGGGCTGCTTGAAGATACAGATATGTAAGGAAAGGCGGCGAAGGAAACTTTCCTTACTTAACGGGATGGTCTATTTGCGGAACACTAAAGGAAAGGTTCCAATGAAGTCTTTCCTTACTTATTTATAATCCAGGACAAACTCACTCAAGCGGGCGCCGCTGGAGGTCCGGTTCTATCGTGCTATTTAGCCACGGACTTACGCCAGGCATCTGAGGGTTCGGCGGCTCAGACCGGAGCTGGTAGTTCGGGTTGCGCAGACTCTGGCCCACGGTATTGACACCCACCAGCGCACCGGCGCTCAGGAAGTTCTTGCCCTGGATATCACCGGCACCCGTGGGGTTCACCTGCGCCCACTGGCTGTTGACGTCGGCGGGCAGGAGCTCCATGGGGTTCAGCTGCTCACGGGGATAGCAGCCCGCGGGCTTGGCGGCGGCGGCCATCGGCACGGGGGCCAGGCTATCGGGGCCCGCGGCATAATCGGCGAAGCCCTCGGCGGCCTTGCCGGCGGGGGCAGGGACCACGGTAGGCGCCGCGCGCGCTACAGCACCCTCGGAAGGAGCAGCCACGGCACCCTTGCTACCACCAGCGGCGCTCATAGCGGCCTTCTGTGCGGCAGTCGGGGCGGCACTGCTCTTCTTGCCATTCTTCGCATCCTGGAAGCCCTCCAGCCGCATGCCAGACAGCATCGCGCGCACTTTGGGGGCGTAGGCGTAGATAGCCAGAACAACGACGGCCAGGACAATCAGACCCACAATCAGGTTCTGGTCAAACATTCCGTTCTGTTGAGGGTCGCTGATTTTTCGCGGCGCTAGACGTGCCGGATTTTATCCTGGTCGGCTGCGCCGGCACCCGCGCCCGCACCGGCACCACCCAAATCCTCCAGCTCCTCCTCGGAGATTGACCCACCACCATCCCCATCGGCATCGGAGAGGTCATAGTCGCTGAACCGGGACTCTCCATCATCCAGGTCACCAAACAGATTGTAGAACCGTTGCTCCTCTTTGATTGCCATGTGCGCGGCAATCTGTGCCTTCAGCCGGGCCTCACGGACCCGCTCCTTAGCCAGGAATTTGCGGGTCTCCCACTCACGGCTACGAAGCACTAGAGGCGGCCCACTGGAGACAGGTGCATCCGGGATCTCCTCCAGCTGAATCTCGCGTGTATCCTCGGGGCCCTCATCGACCGTCTCTCCATCGCCAAATAGAGATATCTGGTCCAGCTTCTCGTCGGGAATCACGTCAGTCAGTGACCATACCGGGTTGATGGCGGTCGGCGTCATCAGGAGACCATCCAGCTGCCAGATGGCACGACCAGAGTCCCCCTCCCCACCGGGGAGTTCAGGAGTGCGACATGCAAACACCAGCTCTCCGCCCATCTTCCGAGAAATCCAGGGGGTAAAAAGAGGATCCAGAATATCATGCCGGGGAGGACGCGAGAACCAGCTTCCATGACTCAACATCTCACCGAGCAGCTCCTTGCGGCGTTCATCTGCCCATGCGCGCCAGATATCGTCCTGTGGCACTATCCAGGCACCTGCGGTCCAACGGAGTTCGGGAGCGGCCACCGGCGCGGTCAGTGCCAGATAATATCCGGCCGTTGTCTTCTTGGGTGGCAGTAGACGCACCGACATCTTACGAGGGCATGCGAACCAAAACGCCGGCGAAAACCGCGGTTGCTCGGAGAGAATGGCAGCAACGGCAGGAACCGAAAAGGAGAAGCGCGCCCGGGCATCATTAGAACGGCTTGGCCTGGAGATCGCTGACCGTTGGGCCACGAGCTTCCATAATCGCCCCACACAGCAGCTGGTTCTTCAGAAGATAATTGAGCCGATTGTCCAGCATATTTTGAGTACAATGTTCCCGTGGATTGTTGGTACGGCCATCATGTTTCTGGTACTGCTTGTCTGTACAGTGGTGACATGTGTTATTGTGCTGCGGAGCGGCTGGACCGTGTCCGCGGCAGGGGTGGTCGTGTAAATCCGCTGGGTCTCGCAGTAGTAGAGGAGGATGGCCACTGATCTTAAGACGCGCCTCGTACAGGCTATCCGGAACTGGGTTCACGCGAACAACTATGCGGAAACGCATCAGCGCCAGGCACTCAACTTCCGGAAGGAGCGTGCAGGCCACGAAGCAGAGTCTATCGCACTCATGAAGCAGATGGGTCTCACTGGATCGGTTATTCAGATATCGGGGGCGAAGCTCCAGATCGGGCGTCGGGCGGCACCAGCGGGGCTTACATGGGGCTATTTGGAAAGAGAGATTGGGGCTTGGGCAGCGCATAATGGGATGCCAGCGGCCACGACAGCAGGACTTGTCAAGTGGCTACATGATCATCGCGAAGTGAAAGAGGTGGAGTATTTGAAACGGTCAGATGAGGGCGCGGGCGCAGCATAAAGCGGATGTTCTCTATTTAGTATAGAATCCACGTATCTTTCTCTCTTAAGTGTGTTAAATGCACTGGGAACAGCTGTGGGAGACAAATCAGTGGGGTGAGTGTGTTGCGACGGACGTGGCGGGAGTCGCACACGGTATTGAGAGTTATCTGGGGCGTCGTGGTCTGGAGCTCGGTGTGACACGTCAGCAGATTGCTCGGACTATTGTGGAGTATGTGTGGCGACGCCAGTCGCAACATGCGGCCGCGCTGCTTGGACCTAAGAATAGAGGGCGACAACCCGAAGGATGGGAAGAACGGCATGAGGAGATCTGGTGTCAGTGGCTGGAGCAGCGACTGACGCCGGAGAGTTTTGAGATAGAGGTTATGCGGCCTGTATTCGGCGATGATGTACAGACGTGGGAGAAGCGTTGTCATGGATGGCGCGAAGAGATCTTCGCGTTTTTGCCGGCCTGGACGCTGCGGTCGTGGGAGAAGTTTGAGGAGATCAATCCAATACCATTGGATGAGTGGGGTGCCGACGATGATGCGGGGAGTGCCGATGGATAGGCTCTGCAACCGACTCACTTCGTTCAGGTCGCTCGCCGCCTTGCGGCTCTGCAACCGACTCACTGGTCGCTCAAGCACTCCACTGCCCTCCATTCCATGGATTCACAGCGATGCCCGGAAGCTCCGCTTTGAATCGCGCCACCTCCTGGTCAAACGCGGTCTCATGCTGCGTCGCAAACTGCTGCCGCTCATCCAGTGCTGTCTCTGTCGGGCGCGGGCCATAACAGTTAACGCCGAACCGCTGCTCCGCATTCGGGAAATAACCGCCATTGATACCCGGGACACCGCAGGATCCGCGCTGATCCGCCGGCCCACCCTGAAGCTTATCATACGTCCCCTGCTGTGTCGGATAGACTGCCAGCTGCCCCTTCACCCAGCCATAATTACACCAGTCTGCGCCCGCCGACCAGGCATCCTTCACCTGGTCGTAGGTTGCCAGCTCTGCACCAAACGCCCGACACAGCGGCTCGGCCTCCGAATAGGTGTAGAGATTCCGCGCCACATTGAACACCTGCGCGCCACCACCCGTCATTCCTGATAGTGCCGCCTCCACATCAGTCTCTATGCGACCAACGATACTCGAGGGTCCCCCTGTTGTCTCCAGGCGATTGGTCGCGGGTGCCAAGTGCGCCACTACATCCGCGCCCGGAACCTGAATATCTATGCGCTCACCGTGCTCACGACTCCAGCCCAGCTTCTTCCAGCCGATCTGAATGTAATAGCCGATCGTCTGGTAGTAGATAGCAAACAGCACTACGAGTGCCAGAACTACCGCCAATACGCCAACCCAGCTAGATAGAAAACCACCGGCCGCACCAGCTGTCTCCATAACAGGTGAGCGGGCACCCGCACCCACACCCACATTCAAATTCCGGGAAGAGCCAAAATTACTCCGCAGCCCAGCGTTCATCTGGTGGCGCTTCTCTACCGTAGCTTTCCAAAGTTAAGACCTGTCGGTTTTCTCCGGAAACCGACAATTTTATATGGGAAAGCTACGTTACCGTACAATCACAGGCGGTGAAACCAGCATTCGGAGAATGCTGACAGAACCTCTCCGCTTTGCGGAGAGGGCCGCCTGTCTTAACTTTGTGATTGTACGGTACGGTACTTAACAGGGTGGTCAACTTGTGGAACACTACTTGGGGGCCTCCTTCCTCTCTAGAAACAGCACATAGGTATCTGGACCCGCTGCGCCACCGACGTGTGACGGGTAAGTTGTCGCATCGTCATGTATCAGCCAGCTGCCGCTGCCGCTGCCGCGTGCTCGCATAATATAGTGCCCCATCTGACTGGAACCCATATGTTCAATTGTCGCATATACCCTATAGTGTGCGGTCTCCTGTATCTGTAATCCAGTCCAGGATCGCCAGCTACTTAGATCTACATGACCATCATCATACGGAATCCGTGCCCGCACCTTTGCGCCGGTGTTTGTAAACCGTTTGAGCGATAGGATAAGATATTGCGGGAATCGGCTGAGAGTATTCTCAATTTTAGCCGGTACCTTATCACGACATTGGGAGCAATCGTAATCATCCAACTTCTCATCAGCAAATCGGGCGGCCAGACACTCCTGTAGAGTTGGTGCGGGAGCGCCGGCCTTTTCGGCACCTGGGATCGGTAGAGTCAGTACATTCCACGGCTCGTAGCGATCTGACGTGGCCGCACAGCGCTCGCAAATCACACGGGAGCGGGTCTGTCCATAAAACATATCCAGCAATGGCGAATACTCTTTGTGAAAGAAAGAGACCCAGCTCTCCAGGCTTTTGATATACTCGGCGGCAGCTGGACTGCGGGCCTCTCCGCGGATGTTCATGACCACCTCGCGTGCCAGATGTGTGTGAAGCATGTCCAGGAGAATATGAATAGCCTCCGCACAATCAGCTTGGGCGCCGTAGTGGATATCGTCGTTGATCTCGCTAGCAGCCGCTACGAAACTCCGCACAAACTTCCCGGGGACCAGCGTCTTTTGTCCGGTAGAGCAGAGCTCTGCGACTACAGCGGCTGTTTCTTTAGTCAGTTCAGCCCCCTTGCGGCTGTCATGTGAGTGGGCTTTCCAGGCATCTGAGCAGAAATATTCTGCAAATGCCGGTGTATATCGAAGCGCTTGAATAGCGCTGTTCAGATAACAGGTGTTGCCGATGTTGGCTATGCCGCGGGCAGCAGGGGTGCTTTCAGATGCCATTGAGAGCGTCGTCGTTACGGGGCCGCGGTGGCACGGCTGCGGGTCGGCCATCACCTTTTTATGTGCGGTGGAGGTCTTCTTAGGTTAACCCGGTCTCTGTAGCCAGACGACCGTGTAGTTCGTGATGTTTGACTCCAGTAACACAGGGCGACCGTCCTGTGTCCAGAGCGCCGTAATCTGACGATCTGGCGCACGAAAGGCGTTGAACCGTCTGAGCACCGTCGCATAGCTCTCACCAGGATTGACCGCAAGTGTCAGCCCAACTGGCATCAAATGTAGCGCGGCTGGAGTAAAGTACTGCGGTTGATATTCGCGCACAGGATATTCATACGTCTGCTCTACAATCTGTTCATCGGCCATCTGGTCTAACTCTCTTTATCTCCATCGTCGCTTAGCTAGTGCCGGGGGCTAAGTGGAACTCCGTGATATGCGAGATAAATGGCAACTCCTTGGATCGTTAAATATCTAACAGTCAGTGCGCTGGGAGGTGCTGTATGTGGAGCAGCGCACGGTACTGCTACGACGGTGGGACCAAAACAGATTGCTGTCCAGGCAGTCACCGGTGCTCTGTTGGGCCCCTATGCGCCAGTCTATCTTCCGCTGTGGACAGTCGGGCTGATTCCGAATCGGCGCTGCCCAGCTACTTTTTCCCGCCGAACCTAGTATTCTTCAAGTAGAATACTAGGCAACTATCTAGGTTCGGCTTCACTTCGTTTTGCCGAACACTACATGAACCAGCTCCTGATATCGGCAATCCCCGCCGCCTGTCGCCGTGCATCCGCCAACATGTCTCCAAACAGCAGCTGCTCTGCGAGCTCCTCCCGCGCCGTCGCCGGATCCTTGGCCCGCGCCGCCGCCGCCAGCTGATGCGCCTTCACGCCCGGCAGACGCTCCACCACCAGCCCGAACACCTGGCTCACCGGCTTCGCGATCTGATTCGTGATGTAGAACACATAATCCGGTGTCAGTCCGTTTTCGCGGATATAGGTCGGTGTCTCAATTCGGTCGCCCTGGTTCTCGGGTGCCGGGCTACCCCGCGGCGGCGCCACATAGACAAACGGAATTCGGTCATTCGATGCTGGCTTATTGCCCGGATCGCGTCGCCCAATCCGGTCCGCGAGCTGTTTGTGGGCCGGTGGCGTCTTTGTCTTGTACTCCGCACGGAGGCTCTTTGTAATAGTCAGCCGCTTCATCGAGAATCGTCCCGCCAACAGATCTCGTGCCGCCGCCCGAACAAACTCAAATGCTGCCACGATATCCCGCCGCACCAGAATCGCCTCAATCGCACCCCCATAGACATACTTGACAATCGGCGCATTATCCCGCCGCTTCATTACGATCCCCATGCTCTTGCGCTTGTAGTCCTTGTCTTCCAGACCACCCTCTGTCATATCGCCAACATAGCGCTTCTTGGAGAGAAGACAGAAACAGCGGAACATCTTGTCAAACTCAAAGTCGTGGGGCGGCTTGAGGGCGCCTGAAATCTTATGCCCCGCCTCCTCTGCCAGCTCCTTGGCCGCCTCCTGTGCCGCCCGCCCCGTCAGCCGTTCGCCGGTGGTCGGGTCGCGGGGGCGGAATGCAATGAACACGGAGTCGGTGTCTCCGTAGACTGCGATGGCCTCACAACGCGGATCTCCAGCCGCTGGCCCGTAGGCGCGCTCGATACAGGCCTTGCTGAATAGCAGCTGCTGGCGCCCGTGGCCAGTGGTGGAGGCCGCGAGACACTTGCGGCGAATCTTGGAGGTGTTTGACCCGAGCTGTCCATAGAGCGAGTTCGCCGTCAGCTTGTAGGCTAGCTGTTGTGCTTCCAGCAGCCCGTAGATGAAGCTGTCCTTCGACTCCTTCTCCTGCTGTTTCCGCGTGCTCTTGCGGGCGGCCAGCAGCTTCATCAGAATCTTCGGTAGCGTGGATTTGCTGCCGTCGGGCGGCTGGGCGTAACGACATACACGGCGGCCGGTGGGGATAAGTGCCGGATGCTTCTTGTGGGACTCTGCTGGGTCAGGGCGCAGAATGTCATACTCCACCTCCAGATACTCCCAGCCGGGCAGATTGTCGTAGGTGTCGGCACCCTCCTTGATGCCCACGAAGCTGCCGTCGGCCGCGTAGTCCTTGACCCAGACTAGGCTGTCGTGGCTGATGTTCTCTGAGATGATAGAGGAGGGATACAGACTGCTGAAATCCAGCGCGGCCACCGGGTCGTCGTCCAGATAGATACCGCTCAGCGGATTCAGCACGATGGCACCCTCATAGCCCTCGGTGTCATCGTCACTGCGGATGGTTTCTGGTACGGGCGCGACCGCGCAGTCAGTGTCCGCGGGAGCAGCCCGAGGTGGCGCTGGCAGCACCGGAATCAGCTGGTCCTCCTTGCGACACTCATAGAACACAAGGGATTCGGATTTGATGCCCTGCCCACGTGTGAAGATGTAGTCCACTGGCACCCAGCAGACATTGGCCATCGCCATGGAATTGTTGAGCACCTTGAGCTTCTGGAGCAGCTCCATGACAAGATCGCAGTCCTGTATACAATAGCGAGCTACCTTGGCACGGTCGGCGGGGCCACCGGCGTGTAGGCGGAAGATATCCTTCGGGCTGACATCGTCCTTGCTTTGGCTCCAGCGCACCGGTGGCGGACCGTGGTCGGCGAGAGCAGCGGCCAGCTCGGGGGCGCGGACAAACAGCGCGGTCGGCTCGGTGGCCACCACCTCCATCTTATCGCCGATGACGTCATTCTCCTCATCCATGATGACGATGTAGCGGCCTGGAGTGGTTCCCTCCGTGGAGTCAGTGGCGATGCGCCAGATGTCGGGTCCAGCCGGATGGCCCGTGTTAGGAGTAGGGGCTCCGCGGACCTTACCCGACATGAACGTAGCGGCGACGTTGTCCAGGCTGTAGGAGTCCAGCACGGCGTTGCGGCGCACGTAGGCCAGCAGGTCGATATGGAGACGACCATCGCCCGTGATGACATAGAAGGTGTTATCGCCCATTGCGGAAGAGCTAAGGAACTTCTCACGGAGCTCCACTCGGCGATCGGTGACGCGGCTGAAAGCACGGAGCGCGGGGGTACAGCGATTCACCTCGGCACGGTCCCACAGATATTTCTCGTCAAAGCCAAAGATGTTGTAGCCGACCATGATATCGGGGTCTACCGCCTCAATCACACGGCACCAGGCCCGAATGAGTGCAGCCTCGTTCGCACAGGCATGCGTGTTGGTCGTCGTGCCGCCACTGGGCAGACGCGCACAAGAGCCAAGAACAAAGATATCCTTGCGCACCGGCGCGCCATTGACGTAGACCACGGAGCCAATTTGAATAATCGGATCGCCCTCGGGTGGCGGCAGGGCGTCGTTGAGCAGCTTCTCTACACGGTCAATCGCGTCGTCGGCGTCGCAATCCAGAGTTGGCGGCCAAGCGGCCACGAGAGCAGGAAGGGCGGCTGTCACCTCGCGCGGCCCAGTCGGTGACAGATAGACACGACTGATTGGGCTTGCCGGCACAGCGGCCACTGCCGCCTCCAGTGCTGCGCCCACTGCCGCTCCTCCACGGCCGGCGATGCCCGTTGCGACGAGCTCGCGTGCCGGTTTCCTCCAGGTCTTCTTGGCTAGCGGGAAGTCGCCGTGGCTGCTCGTACACTCGATATCCCATGACATGACACGGAGCGGCGCCGATGTCAGCTGCGTAGCGGCATCGGCGGGGGCCACCACCTCCCAGTCCGCAGTGGCCTGAATAGCTGCAGTGGTCGGCATCTCATCGGGCTCCTCCCAGAGCCCTTCATCTATGGATACCCAGCCGGCGGGGCGGATCTCGCGTAGATGGAAAAAGCGGAGCATCGGGTCGATATTCGCCTCGAAAACGCGTAGCAGCAGAGGTGGACCTCCAGTCTCCCGTGGATAGATAGCGGCGCGTGGTACGGGAATCGGTCGGGCGGTCTCTGAGTCCAGGCAGGCATCTCGCAGGTGGGTCCAAAGCCGCTTGGTTGGTGTCTGAATCTTGAGGAACGTGAATAGGCGATTATTGGAGAAGTCCCAGAAGCTGCGGTGGCGCTCGATGCTGAAGGCGATGGAGTCGCGGTCGCGGTCTTCTGTTATGCCGGCGGCTGCGAGGAGATAGTCTTGATAGGCAGCACGGGCACGGGCACTGCTGGCAATATCATCGGGCAGCTCTACATAGAAGAATGGCGTGAAGCCGGTTATGTCGAGGCTTACACTCTTCCCTGCAGCGGTCGCACCGAAGAGCGTAACTGTGTAGCCGGTGGCTTTGGTATCGCGCGCAGAGGCGCTAAGAATCTGGAACTGGAGCATGCTCTTTATGCTACCGAGTGGGTCGAGCGTTTGAGTGGCCCGGTCATTTTTTGCTGGTGCGGCGACGCCGGCGGCGATTGCGTCGAGCCGTAGAGAGACGGGGCAGCCCGGATGATGTGGTGGGGCGACGACGCCGGGGGAGCGCACTGTAGGCACCGAGGAGGAGCGCAGCGGGTGCGGCTGTTGTGGCGGCCTGTAGGAAGGCGGCCCATGGGTTGCCGCCCGACTGGACCGGCATCGCGGGCATCGCAGGGAGAGGATTCTTAATCACCTCTGTTCCAGGCACCACCGCATCCAGACGCTGCTCTGTCTCGGACGCGGCAGCAGTGGCGCTTATCGGCTCAAACATATCTTCGGTTGGTGTCGGCGCTGGCGCCGGCGCAGGCGCAGGCGCAGACGCAGCAGCGGCAGCTGACCCCGACCGAAGCACGGCTGTCATCGCCTCCCGATTGCGCGGCTCATCTGCCTCTGTTATCTTTCCCTCTGTATCAACAAAAAGCACCGTGGGGACACCCGAAACCGGTTTCTTCTCGGCGAGTGGCGTGCGGTCATAGGTGGCCGCCTCCATGCTCACCATGTTCGCCTGTCGTCCGGGCGTCTTACAGAGCTGCTTCCAGATAGGCATATAGGAGTGGCAGTGCGGGCAGGTGGTGGTAAACACCAGGATGACCGTCAGCGGTCCACGCTGGATGAGTTCGCTCATCTGGTTTATCTCTGCTGCATCTCCACTCTTGAGGCGAAGATGTGGCGTTTTGCTGCGCCTAGACATCGCCCTCTAATACTGGTGGCCATTTGCTAATCGCCATCCAAAGAAGAGGATGCAAAACATCGGTGGCGCCCCCGCAGGTTGGGGAACAGTCGGCCTCCTGCTGGTGGTGGCCGTGGCGGTTGTGGTCGGCACCTGGCTCTACTGGGCCGGCGCACCGCCTGCTGTCTTTTGTCCCAAACGTCTAGACAGCCGCCCGGACGGTTCGCTGGTGCTCCAGCCATCGGGTCAGAGCTTTGCGGATATGAATGCGTTCCAGCAGTGGTGGCACGGGAGCTCTGGCCTGAATTCGGTCTGCCCGATTCCCGTGCTATCTGGTGTGCCGACGGCGGGGGAGGTGGCCGCGACAGCGACTGGTCCGGCCTGGGGAACAGAGCAGACATTCGCCACCACGCCGATTTACAAGGTGGATGACTACGAGTTCTCGCGTGTCTTCGGCTACGAGCGCGACGGGAGGATGATGGTGCCCCGACAGAATTATAACGAGATTCTGGAGGCGCGGGCGCTGGACTGGGCCGACAAGCCGCTGAGCTCCGATGAACGACGCGACAAGTATGCCGGTCTACGGGAGGGGTTCACCGCGGCGGGGGAGCTCACCGCGACCGAGGTGGCTGTACGCGATGCGCGAGCGCAGTTTGGTTCCAAAGAGGAGGCTGACGCAGCCGAGGTAGAGTGCCGCATGAGCCGGCAGGATCGCGAAGTCGCAAAGCTGGTCGCGCGGGCCTACGCATCGGACCCAGCCTGGGAACCAGTGGTCACCAAGGTGGGCGCGAACCACTGGGAGGTGAACGAGCTCCGGCCGCGCGCACGCCATGGTGCTATCGCACCCCAGCCATATCAGGAGCGCGTTGTGAATACGGGCGAAGATGCCGTGGATGTACGCTTCCGCTACCGCCAGCAGGCCGACATTGATGCGGCCATAGATCCGTACTTTTCCGGCTATCCGAGCCGCACGGGCGATCCGTATCAGGGCACGGTGCCCGGTCTGGAGCGGATGTTCGGTCCGACATTTGATAAGGCGCAGTGGTATTAGACCGATGCGCTACTTTCTGATTCGGGATGATCTGGACACCAACCACGTCATCGCGATTCATCGGACGCTGGATTCAGCGGTTGCTTGTTTTTCATTATTTGTTATCAGCGGAGATTATGAGGATTATCTGGAGCTCGTGGAGATTGATACGAACGACCATGGGATTGTCATATCAGATGCCGTGGTGCTCTCATATAACAAGCAGTTGCGTTCATTATCGTGTGGGCGGGAAGACATTTTGCGTATTATTTCTAGTAGGATCCCTCTGACAAGGGGCACATAGTGCTGTTGTCGAAGTGCGTATGCTGCCGATTGAGAAAAGGCAGCATGACCGCGGTGGATGTTGTACTATCTAGACCGGTTCCTCGCAAGGAGCCCACACGCACGGTAGTCTGAATACATAGCAGCTCGGCATCAGCGGCATCTGTCCAGCGAATAGTGCTGACAACCTTACCGGTGACATCCGGCCAGGTGGTCTCGCTGCTGCGATTGTTGAAGCCAACAACGATTGGGCAAGCCGTATCATCGCAGAGCGGCTTAGAATCGGAAAAGGGCAGGCCATTCAGCGTTACGGTGGTGGAGGCACTACCTGCGTTGGCGGGGGTAATCTCGGGGCCGGTATTGGTGAACTCCAAATCTAGCGCGACAGGCAGACCAGGAGTCGGGGGGTCGGGGCGGAGTGATAGCCGACTGATCTTGAACGGCGCATCGGGGGCGCTACAGTCCAAGATACTCGCAGTGGCAGTAAGGAGCGCAGCAGTGGCAACGGCAACCAGGCGGAATAGCATCTTATTCTGCTGGGGACAGTGAGAATTCTTTTTATGCGGAGCCGGCACCTGCGGTAGTCTTTCTATTACTGCTGCTCTTGCGCCCGCTGCTAGAGCGTCGCAACATAGCAGCACAGCCGGTAGCAAAGAGTGCCAGAATGGGACCCAGCTCTGTTTCACTAAATAGATATTGCGTACGGACCTCATCTAGGCTCACTGTGGGAGTCGCCGCCCGTTTGTGCGTGGTGCGACGTTTGTCGGCTGCGGGTGCTACCACAGGAGCCGCAGTCAGTACCGGCTTCAGAATCGCCTCGTAGTGCCCGCCGGGCATAAAACCAGTATTTCCAACATTCACGCCACCGCCTTTATAATTAACAAGAACCGTAGGAAGAGCAGGGTCGTGTCCAATCAGCGTCATACAAACAGGACGGAGACTCATATCATCACGAATCTGAACTGCAAGAAAGTTTACATTGTAAATCCGCGCAATCAGTGTGCCCATCTCAATAGGGAGCTCTTCGCGCTTCCCCTCAAGTGTATCAAACCACTCGGCTGCGGCTGCTGCACCACCGACCTTGTAATATAAAATATCTGCCACCATCTCCAAATCAGCACGTCGTGCGATTAGAACATCTCGGAACTGATCGGCCAGATAAGCACGGGCTGCGCGATTGTGCGCACGATAGGTGGGAGACAGCGCAAACAAAAACGAGTGGAGCATACAGTTGCCGTCGCCCACGGTGCCGACACGCGCAAAGTCGGGAATCACTAGATCCTGTAGTTCGGCGTTTTTTCTACCGGCACGCGGGTCGGCCGACGCTAGCATGTCCGGGTTGATAGGAGGGACCAGTTCATATGCACCCTTTTCCAGAAGCAGCTTTTTCTTTGGATTGCTGGCCACAATCACAATAATTAAGCTTTCAATATCCGATACAGACTCCAATGCCGGAAGCGCCGCCATTCCTAATAGGGGGCACTAAATTTGACAAGTGGCGCGAGTCCCTTCTTATTCCTAGTACAATGACTTCGGCAGCACCGACGACGACGATCAAGATTCTCTACAATGACTGCTATGGTGGTTTCGGATTCTCAGAGGAGTTTAAGGCAGCCTATAAGGAGCGTACAGGAAGGGATGCCACTACGTTTAATCAGCTGTTCAGAGCGGTGCGAGCCGACCCTATTGCAGTAGAGCTGTTTGAGCGGCTCGGGTCGGCGCGGGCATCGGGAGAGAACGCCTCACTGTCAGTACGGGAGATTCCGGCTCTGTTTGAGCGATATTGGACAATCGAGGAGTATGATGGCAATGAGTGGGTCCATGTGAATGTGAACGAGGCGTATGCAGACCTGCTTCACCAGTATATGGATTCTGGGGACTTGGGCGCACTCTGTAATGGCTATCGCACTGTCAAAACGGCGGCTGGGCGGCTCTTCAAGAGCTCTGGGATTGGGCTCGGAGAGGATGAGATTGTTGGTGCCCCTGCACCCGCCCCTCCATCCATCCTAAAGCCTTCCAGTATCGTCGGTGAAGATGAGTACGCCCGCACCGTCGGCTACAGCTACTTCGGGATCGGAGACGGGCCCGAGGCCGGTACTGGTGCTGGACACGCGTGAGGCCGGGCTAGCAGCGGCGCTCACCGGTCAGGGCGTATCATTCCGTATCTCACCGCTTAGCGCCGGCGATTTTTGGATAGTGGATGACAGTGAACCGACCGCACCGCCCCTCCTGGCAGCCGAGCGGAAGACATTCGCCGATTTTGCGGCGAGCAACACGGACGGTCGCTATCGTGAACAGCGGGCGCGCCTCATGGCGATGCGCGGAGCCGGCACAGCGGTACTCTACGTGTTAGAGGGCAGTTGGTCGGTAGCCGAGTCGCGTCGCTACGGAACTCTAACGGAGCCCAACATGAAACGGCTTCTGGCGCGCCTCACAATCCGTTATGGTTTGCCGGTGCTGAGCGCAGACAATACGACGGCGACGGCGCAGTGGTGTCGGGTGCTGCTCGGACAGCTACGGGACGACCCGACGGTCTTCCACCCAGAGAGCGGCAGCATTGCGGAGAGCACGGCAGGGGCGATGACGGCCTACACAGCCGCGCTGGGTGTGGTGAAGGCGTCTAATCGGACACCTGCAGCGGTGGCGGCAGCGATGTTGGGGGCGGTGCCCGGTCTCGGTGAGAAACGCGTAGCGGCAATTCTCGCAGAGCGGTCGGTAGCGCAGCTGTCGGGAATGACGGCGGGCGAGCTGGCGGGGCTGGTGGCCGGCGGAAAGCGGCTCGGCGACAAACTGGGGGCGGCAATTGCGGAGGCGCTGGGGTTCAGCGGTGGCTCCTAAGAGACCCACGACAATGGCACGCCGGCAACGCTGTAAGGCCGCACCAGCTCCCGCATCTCAGCAATCTCGCGCTCCTGGGTCAGCACAATCTGCTCGGCTAAGCGGCGCACCCGCATATTGGTCGTGCGGTCCGCCCGTGCCCCCGCTGTCAGGAGTGCCATACTGTGATGCGGAATCATATCGTGTAGGAACTCTCGGTCATCCACGAGCCACTGTCCGCGATAGCCGGCCACACCCGTCGCCACTAGCGCCATGACCACCAGCCAGCCCCACCAGGGAATCGGATGCATAACACCCTCTAGTGCCACCATACCGGCAGCCATCGCCAGCGCCAGCCAGCTCTGCGATACAGAGTAATAGACATCGCCCGGAACACGCGCGACCATTATCCATGGCATCAAGAAAACATGGATAATGATCATTCCAACGAACATGACGGCGTGGGGGAGAGGCCAGGCGTACATAGTTCTTCTATTTTATATCATTGATAATTCGGTGAATGACAGACATAATATTAAGGTCATCTAGTATCCGTCGCTTTTCAGCACGAATCTGGTTAATCTGTGCCGACCAGGCATCCATAGCTATAGCCTTCTTGATGCGCTGATATGACTCTTCAAAGTTGGTCATATCTAGCGGCACGTAGCTGCCTTCTGTTAGAATTTCTGCGTGATTAGGAGGACCCCAATAGAAACAGAGTGATTCACATAGAATAGGCTCCCAGATTTTTTCTGTTATATAGTTGTATTCAGAATTATTCTCACACATAAAATAGTATCTGTAAGGCTCAATTGCTCTTTCTTTCTTTTCATCAGGTACAGGCCCAATATAAGAGCGAAAATCGTGATAGTTCTCCTTGCCATATATCGCTAGTGGAATGTCACCCTTCTCTTCCAGAAATCTCAAGAAATCTATCCTATATTTCTGGCCAGGATCAAGATATTTAGCCGAAGCTACATGAGATATACAAATATCCTTTTTAGCTGGAGAAGAGCTCATAGTCAAAAACGTTGAATATGATAGTGAACAGTGCCAGCAGGCTGGTGTGGGGCCGTTATATACAGAGAAGAACTTAGTGGGGTTAGGGCGTGCCCATTCACCCCATGTTTTAACACCCCATTTCTGCCACGATTCCCCACACCAAGGCTCATATTGAAATATAATAGTTCTTGCCGGATCAATTGTAGCTCCAAATGGAGGTTTATTTATAATTATCCAGAAATCAACTTTGCTGTCATCTGTTGTATCAATAAATTTAAGATTCCCCCAAACTCCGCCTGGTCGTGTGAATCTTTCAAAATCGCATAGAGACCCAGATAATGACCCCCAATTAGTAAGAATCTTAACATTGAACTTCGCCCGTATAAAAATACCATCGCGTTTTCTGAACCAAGGTGTGGTAGTAAGACGTACAGTTTTATATTGTTTTATAAATCCTAATGTATTGAAAGCAAGAGTTCCACGGAACTTTTCTGAGACTTTTAGGATTGTATCAATAGTACTATTATTACGAATGCTCTTAATATCATCACCCATATGATCTAGCCCTTGGTGAAATATCCATTCTCCACCATCCGCTAGTTGGAGCGCACCGCTAGACTTCTGTATATCGGAATCCACAGTGGAGGATGGTGTGCGCACCCACTCAGACAACACAATCGGTGGCGTCACCATCATCTGCTTGAACGTCTGCGCCGGCTGTATCTTCATAATATAGTCAATCCCATGACAGATTCCATTTTGCCGAATATAGTCTAGGAGCTTCTTGGCACCCTGGCGCGTGATACAATAGCCGAATGTGCCACCGGCTAGCGTAGCCTTATCTAGTGGGAGCATCGTGGGGGTCCCCTCAGTTGGATGCGTACCAAACACTGACCTCCCTAAATAAAGCAGATCTGCCCCCGAACGGCAGAACTCCACAACAAGGCGTTCGCGATACGCCAAGAAATCGGGGGCGAATGTAATGTCATCTTCATAAATAGTATATATATCGGCGTCAGTATCGGCGGCCAGCTGCTGCCAGAGCCGATAGTGACTGAGTGCGCACCCGATGACACCGCGACGACTGCCAAAATCGTTGCCGGTGAACAGCCACTGTATCTCGGGCGTAACCGTGAGCGCCTGTCCATCTACAGCGGTCCAGAACTGATAGCCCGATAGGCCCGCAGCTGCTGCCGCAGCGTTCACGTCAGCGCGGCGATCGGAACGACGCTCCAGATTCACGATCCAGCTTTTGTTTCTGGTACTGCCGTTGCTGCCGCCAAACTGTGTCTCTCCATTGAGCGTGTAGGCATTCTTCCCAGTGCGGTCCGACGTGAGCTTGCCGATATGCATACAGGTGATAGTATCAAAGAACGCAGATCGGTGCCCCGCCGAAAACCAGCGATTCGCATAATCCATCTCAAAGAACGTATTTGGTGAATCATAGTTTCCTAGGGCAAGAATGGGAGCAACACGAATCATTGATGGGCGGAAGCTGTAGTGCGGCCAATACGCACAGTTCTTTCCCGCCACGCTGCTGCTCTTTTCGTGAAGCAGGTAGCCTTTCTCCAGCGGCACACCCCCGTTAATATCCCAGCCCGTAGGCAGCTCCGCATAGTTACGATTGAACAGCACTTGGTCTATCTTATCTTCAGCGTGTCTCTCCAAGAACTCCAGCGCATCCGTCACATAGTTGCGCTCACGATAAAAGAGCCAGTCATCCTCCAGATGAATCCAGTAGTCGGGTCGCGCCCGTTCCAGATGTGCCCATATCATGTTCATGCTCTGCCGATGACCCTTCTGTTCGGGCCCCTTCAACACGAACGACATAAACGGGTAGGCCCGTCGCATCGCGGCGCGATCCTCCTCTGAGGAATTATCATCCACGCAGACAAACTCTGAAACTCGGTCTATATCCTTCCAGCAACGCAGCAGCGAATTCATAGTCTGCGTGAATAGATCCAGACGCTTACAGGTGGTGATCGTGCAGAGAATACGCGGGGCGCTTTTTTCGCGGATAGCTAGATGTGGCGGAACTGCCTCAATCAGCAGCGAGCGATGGCGCTCTATAATGTCCATTATCACCTGTTCGCTATTGGTCTCCAAACGATGCGAAAGCGCCTCACGATAGGCAAGCAGCCGCTGTAGAAACTCTAGCGAGGGAGTAAGCTCTGAAATAACAAACTGAAGATTGAAAAATAGGGAGTTACTACGAAAAGGGGTGACATCAGTGTGGGCACATCGGAATATAATATCAAACATCCTGAGCGCCAAGGGTTTATTGCCAGTACGGATTGCTGAGATGATAACAAAATATGGTAGGTCATAGTCGTATGTTGCGCGGGTGACAAATAGATGACGTGAGATGGCGTCGCGTTCAGCGAGGTAGTGAGTCTCATAAAATTCACTAATAAATCGGTAGAATCCAAGGGCAGCATGATTCTGATTTTTGATGCAGTAGTATTCAACAAGGCGCTGTATTCCCTCCACGCGGTTCGGCACATGCTGGTGACTCTCAATCAAGTACGGTAGATTCGCCTCACAGGCGGAGAGATCCCAGATTCGCACACAGGCCAGATACTTCTCCTCTGCCCAGCCGTTCATTGTAAGCACGCGTTTGTAGAACTCTATTGCCTTGTCAGCGCGACCAGCATCTTTATAGCTGTTCGCGCAATAAAACGCATACCGTGCATTGGTAGGCTCCTCAAGAAGCCCGCGCTCTAATACTTCAGCATCGCGCAGATATTTATTGAGATCACGATTGCGTGCGCCGACGCGCCCAGATTCGCACCAGTAGTCGCCTCTGATGGTCTCTTCACGGGCCGATGGCTCACCTTCGGCGGGCGCAGGGTATTCATGGAGCACACCCACATAGCGCCAGCGACGTCTGTTATTGAACAGCTGCTGCCGACCATAGCGAAACCCACCGCTATTTCCAAATGTTAGCTTATAGGCATCGGCTGTCAGGGGTGCGGGCAGTGTGAGCGTACCGACTACCGAATCATCGGCATCCCAGACCAGCACGTAGTCGGTCTTGTTAAAAGCATGCGCAAACGCCTGTGTGCGATTCCAGCCAAAATCGCGCCAGGGGGTCTCATAGAGCTCGCCACTGATGCCGCGCTCCTCAAAAAACTGGCGGATTATCTCTTGGGTTCCATCGGTAGAGCCGGTGTCGTCTATCACCCAGTAGGTAATCGGAAACACTGTAAGTAGATGTGCCAGCGTCTGCCGGATAATATGGCTTTCGTCCTTGACGATCATATTCAGACAGAGGGTCTGGGTGCTGCTGCTGCCGCCGCCACTCATTTGGTAGGCCGGGTGCTTCCGCAGCGTCTAAACAATCGCGGGCGCTGTCTCATTAGTAGCAATGTCAACCAGCGCCACCGCCTCTCCGTCGCTCGTCGGTGCCGCGGAGCCGAAAATCTACAATCCGTGGAATCCGGCTAACAAGGAGATTCCCGTAGCAGAGATTGCCCGTATAAATCGTTGTGAGCCCAAACGCGTGGAGCTTTACCGCCAGGCGTGTGTGCATAAGTCGTTCGTTGCGCGAGAGGCCCATGAAGGGCAGCTGATTTCTCCGCGGCCAGATGACTGTATGTCGCTCAAGCACGCCGACAACGAACATCTGGAGTTCGTGGGAGACGGTATTCTGGATGCGATTGTGGGTGACTACCTGGAGCGGCGATATCCCGGCGAGGGTGAGGGGTTCTGGACGTCGCTGCGTTCGGATCTGGTGAATAATGAACATCTGGGTGGACTCGCAATGAAACTCGGAATGGCACCGTGGCTGATTATGTCGCGACACATGGAGGAGGTGTGCGCGGGGCGCTCCAATCGGCGGATGCTGGGCTCTATGTTGGAGGCCTGGATTGCGGCAATGTATCGTGACCGGGCAGCGGATGATCCGAAGACGGCATTCTGGCGGGTCCAGCAGTGGGTGATTGAGGTGCTGGAGACCCATGTGGATTTCGGTGAGCTGATTGCCTGTAATACGAACTACAAGGACCAGCTGCTGAGGGCGTTCCAGGCAACGTTCCACCAGCCGCCGCGCTACAAGGAGGTGGCTACAGAGGGGCCTCTCCATAATCGGATTTTTACGATGGGTGTACTACATCCGGATGGCTCTGTGCTGACGACAGCGACGGCGCGCAACAAGAAGGAGGCAGAGCAGGAGGCATCCCGGCTGGCGCTGATTCGGCTGGGGTTCGCTGCTTCGTAGGTGCGGACCCTAAACGACGACAAATTGGCATCAGACATTAGAGTGATGGCTGATTCCAAATCGGATAATGCGCCGATTGGCGCTGTGGCTTGGCCGGCAATCAAGGGGATTGTGGTCGAGAAGGCGCCGGTGGGCGGCCTGGGGGCGCGGTTTTCTACAGCACCGGCTCCCGCTCCTGTTATCAAGAAACCTATGGCTGCAGCACCCACTCCAGTTGTCAAGAAGCCCGCTGCTAAATCTGTGCGATTTACTGAAGAAGCTGCCCCTGCCCCTGCTCCAGCACCAGTGGTTGAAGAAGAGGCGCAGGATGAGGTAGCTGTCCCTACACCCGCACCTGTCGCTGAAGAGAAGGAGATAACAGTGACCCCTGCTCCCGCGCCCGCACCTATAAAACCCAAACCCGCTGTTGCCGCCGCAACCGATGAAGCGCCCGAAATCAGCCGCGAACAGTTCATCACCGACCTTATTCCTCTCCGCGAGAAGCTGGTCAAGGCCCGACCCGCAGAAATCGTGCCTGCCGGTGCTATCTATCGCCCTATCTCATCCGCCTCCTTCAGCGACTTCATTGTCCAGACCTACAACCAGTATTCTCCCATGCTCCAACGGGTTCTCCGCGAAGGAGCCGCCGCTGCCCGTGCGCCCAAGGAGCTCGACCGCGACGCCTGTCGTCGTCGCGACCCCAATAAGGTGGAGACCTTCTACTATCAGAAATTCGTGCGCGACTACCTGAGCCGCGACACCCCCTATCGTGGCCTACTTGTCTATCACGGCCTCGGCACTGGCAAGACCTGTACCTCTATTGCCGCCGCGGAGGCGCTCTATTGGGGCGGCCAACGCATCATCTATGTGCTGACACCCGCCACGCTCTCCAACAACTACCGGCGCGAGCTCGGCAAGTGCGGCTACTTTCCGCTGCGCATAGCGAATGACTGGGCCTTTCTGCGCGTCCCCGATTTCTCCAAGCCGACCCGCGAGGCGATTTGGTTGACGGAGGTGCTTGGGCTGCCAAAGGAGCTTGTGCGCCGGCAGGGTGGCGGCTGGGTGCCGAACCCTGACCGCCCAAGCAACTGGGAGACACTCAGTGCCGCCGACCGTGAGAGCATCCGCGCCCAGCAGCGTGCGCATCTGAATCACCGCTTCCGTTTCATCCATTACAACGGCGTTAGTCCGGAGCTGCTCTCGCAGCTTGCGATGGACGGGGTACGACGCGGCTCCAGCATCTTTGACAACGCCGTAGTAATCGTGGATGAGATTCACAATCTGGTCCGCACCATCAATGGCACGCTCCTCGGCAGTAAGCCGATCCCCGAGGTGATTAAGGAGGGCGGGGCCGAGCCGCGCGAGGCGACCTGGAGCGCGCCGATGGGTCGTGAGCGGCCGGGGCTGCGGTATCCCCGCGGCTACGTGCTGTACCGTCTGCTGACGAACGCGGTGGGTGCAAAGATTATCGCGCTCTCTGCGACACCGATGATCAACTACTCGCAGGAGCTAGCGATTCTGATGAACATCGTGGGTGGCGACCAGCGGATGGGGGAAATCAGCCTGCGGGCCATGGCGCGCGACCCGGGTACGCTGCGACGACTGGAGGACTGGGCACGGGCGCATCCGACGGTGGATTTCTGGGCGGTCGAAGAGGGGGCCGACAAGAAGCCGGTGCTGAACGTGACACCGGTTCCCTACGGCTTTACCAAGGTGGTGGGTGTGGGCGCAGGAGCTCCTAGCGGATTTGTCCGTATGAAGCCGCGCGAAGTTGTGCCTATTGAGCGAGCGGCGGAGCGCCAGATGGACCAGTGGGCACTCGGACTTGTTAAGGAGCTGGCTGCCGCTGGTATTCTTCCCGCAGATTCGTCAGCCGAACCCGAGGCGGCAGTGACGGCGGCCCGCGCCGCTGGCCCAGGGGCAGTGCCAAAAACTGCTGCTTTCCGTTTGCGCACACTGCCGCTGTTGCCCGAGAGTGCTAAGGAGTTTGTCGGCAGCTTTGTGGACCGCGCTACACTTAAGATTCTCCACGCAAACGTCCTCAAGGCGCGCTGTACGGGGCTGGTCTCGTATTATCGGGGCGGATCTGAGGAGATGATGCCGAGAGTGACGCGTGACGAAGTGGTGCGTGTCCCCATGAACGATTACATGTTCGGACAGTACGTGGCGCTGCGCGATGCAGAGCTAGCACAGGAGACCGGTGCTAAGAAGGATGATAAGAAAGAGGGTGCGGCGGGAGCAGCCGCCACAAAACGGAAGGGGGCGACAGCTGCCGAAATGGACCTGTATGCGCAGGCTACCCAGACACTCCAGACCGGTTTCAAGGCGCTGTCGCGTGCCGCCTGTAATTGGGTTTTCCCTGAGGAGGTGGAGCGTCCGAAGATGTCAGCGCGGGAGAAGGTGGCGGCTCTCGGAATTGACCAGGAGCGCATTATAGCAGCCGACCTGGCGGTTGATACGGAGGCTCCTCCTCCACCTACCATTGCTGCTGCTACTGAAGAGACCGCCGCAGAGCCCACAGAGGCAGCGCTGCCCGATGAACCTGAGCCACCGGCCCCCGCACCCACCGCCGAAGAGACAGCCGTTGCCGGTATTGTGGGGACACTTCTGTCTGAGCTGGAGGCCAAAGGCGATGAGTATCTGAACCGCGGCCTCGCCACCTACTCACCGAAATATGCAGCAATTCTCACCAACATTCGTGCGAGCCCTGGCCCTGTGCTGGTCTACAGTCAGTTCAAGACAATGGAGGGGCTCGGTATCTTCGCAGCGGCTCTGCGGGCGGCACCGGAGCGCTACATGCCCCTCGATATTGTACGCCCGGCAGGGGCCACAGAGTGGGAGATTCCAGCCGGCCTGATGACGCCCGAAGCCCGTGCACGGCCGCGCTACATCCTCTACACCGGCGACCAGGATCTCGAGAAACGCCGTCTGCTTCTCCAGCTCTACAACGCCGACGTGGCCGGCCTGCCTCCGCGTCTCTCGGCGCAGTGTGCAGAGCTGCTAGCAGGCGCACCCGACAATCGCGATGGACGCGTGGCGCGTATCTTTATGATTACGCAGTCGGGTGCGGAGGGTATCTCGCTCTTCAATACCCGCCAGGTTCACGTCATGGAGCCGTACTGGAATAACGTCCGCATCCAGCAGGTGATTGGTCGTGCCATTCGTCTCTGTTCCCATATGAATCTGCCATGGGAGGAGCGCACGGTGGAGGTCTACCGCTATTTGTCGGTGTTTGACGTAGCAAAGGGACAGAAGTATCTGCCAGATATGAATCTTACCACTGACGAGATTATCTTTGACATCGCTGGTAAGAAGCAGCGCCTAGCCGATGGACTTGCGGAAATCGCACAATCTGCTGCTGTAGATTGTGAGCTTCACGCGTTTGAGCACGGGGAAACCATCAAATGCTTCAAGTTCGCCGCGGGGGCGCGACCGGCCTTTATGTTCCATCCCGACTGGCAGAAGGACTTGGCGGCGGCAAGTACGGTGCGGGCGGCGGCAGCGGGGGCTGGATCAATCTAACTCTAAAAGAGATCCGCCCAATCATCCGACATATCCCGAGCTATCAGGTCCGGGCTCAGTCGGTAATCGAAACCGCGGAACCAGGCGATGCCACCCGTCCAGGCCGCACCGTCATCCGTCGCATCACTGCCGATGCGAATCTGTTCGTAGATAGTCAGCGGATCCACGACGGCCGCGGGCAGATTCGCCGCGAGCTTTCCATTGATGTAGACCGCGTAACCGCTGAAGTCGTCGTCCCATACAAGCGCAAAATGGAACCACTGGCCCGGTGGATAGCTGATTGGCCCAGTTGTCAGATTCGCAGTAAAGGTGGTCTGTGTATCGGGGCCGGGTGCGCCGGTAGCGGGGTCCACAGAGGGACCCTTGCCGTACGCGTAGATAGAGCCGTTGTAGCCGGTTATCTCAAAGTCCGCCGTGCGATTCGGAAAGTCCCACGAATCCAGCGGAGCGCCTGTGCGCGGATAGCCCAACGTGTTGGTGCTCGGCAGATTATAGAACGCCAAGAAGCTCGGCGTGTAGGAGCCACCGCGACTGTCGCGACCCAGCGTTATGCTCTGGATGTTCATCATCATCGTGAATGACCGCAACGCCCGACTGCGGATCCCCTGTGAGTAGTTCAGCGTGTTGAACAATCCCGATCCAGAACCATTCACTAACATACACTGCCGCCCACCCAGAGAGCCCACTTGCGACTTCTGTAGCCAGACATTCTGGAATATTCCATTTGTATCTTGTACAGAACCACTGCTCCCAGCCGCCATCTTGTTGAACGCCAGCTCCAACACCGGCAGACGACGATCCGTGGGCAGGAAGAGCTGGGCCGGTTGCAGAGGAGTCCACGCCGCGCCGCCGACAGAGGCAGCCAGCTGGAATCCCCACGACCCGCCGCTGTTCATAATGTCAACCGTCAGCGTGTAGAGCTGGTCCGCGACCATCTCAGTTATGGGGGACACTGCGTTGCCCGAGCCCTGCCAGTCCATCAGCAGCTGGCCGTTCAGCAGCATCCGCACAGGGTCCGGTGAAGTCGACAGAAACTGATAGTTGCCGCCGGTGGTCGGCGCGAACACCGTCGTGTAGCGCTGGCACTCGGTCGTGAATCCGCCGGCGGGCGTCATCTCACCAGTCGTAGGTGTCTGACTCGGAAACCCGTTCTTAAAGAGATAGCGACCGAGAAAATGTGTCTGCGGGCCGGCCACCGGGAATAGCGACGTAGGGGCACCGGCAGGAGCAAACCAGCGAAGGAGAGCCACACCCTGATTATTACAGCCGGTGCGCGGGAAGCGCGGGCTGAGTCCGTAGACATTCTTGATGGCTGTCACCTGGCCGGCTGCAGATCCACCGGTGGCCGACGGTGGGTTGTCGGCCTGCCGCTTCAGAGTCGCAATCGCCGTTTTGACATCTCCCCAGGTCGGTAGGCCATTCCAGTAGGACATGCCACCGACCGCCGGCATCAGCGCACCAGCCGCCGCCCATCCCGCCGCCTGCGCCGCCTGCGTCACGCAGTCCGGGTCATATGGCCCGCCATCGCTGTCTGCAAGGGCGCACGGATCAAAGGGGCTGCCGTAGCAGAGATTGCTCGCCGCGCTCGTCGCACGGGAGCCATCGCCCGACGCCGCCTGCCGCTGCAGCGCCGACACCGAGTTGAATGCGTCGGCCACCGAGAGCTGTCCGCCATTTATGATCCCTGGATTTATCTGGAAACCGCGCTGGGCCAACACACCATTAATAGAGGCAAATGTCGGATTGGAGCCCGCATAGCCGGCACCGCCGAGGCTCGCGGCCAGAGTTCCCGAGGCGCTGCACTGCCAGGCGGCGACAGCCTGGAGACAAGCGGGGCTGAGTGCCCCATTGGCCTGCGGTGTACAGAGACCTGTTATACCCGGCGGCGCACCCGCAGGGACACCAGGAGCCGGCGGCGGGGGTGGCGGACAGGCAGCCGGATTCATCACGATACCGCCACCAGGACAGTCTCCACCGGGTGCCTGTGGAAACAGGGGATTACCTGCGCCATCCGTCACGACAGCCATACCGGTGCCGGGACACCAGCCCACATTAGGAAAGTTCGCATAGGCGATATCGGGACAGGTCGCCACACGCGCCGCCCGCTTCTGTCCCTCCGCCTGCTGCGCTTCGCGGGGGTCCCATATCCATCGACCAGGACCAATCTGCGTGTCCAGAGTGGGGCTCATCGCACCACGTCGCGTACCGTAGGCACCTGTAGAGGGGATAGTAGGATCGGCCACGAACCACCAACCGCAGCCGGTGCGCGCAGCAGGGTCGCGCATCCCCGGTCCAGGATACGGCAGGCCACGGCACTCGGCGTCGCGGCGCACGGCACCGCTGCTCTCACCGAACTGACTGAAATAGGAGGCAGCATCTGTTGGGACCACTGTGCCTGCAGCCGCAGTCGGATCCACGAGGCCGAGCGCCTGCTGGATTGTAGTGTTGGTGATTGACCCCGTGGGCCGCTGAGTCGGCAGCGCCCTGTTTATCTCGTGTTTGTAATACGACCGCTGGGCGGCCTCGAATCCGCTCATTCTCCTAACAGCTCCTGCTAGAATTGTTAGTAGAATTCTGTCGCTGGCCGCTGCCGCTAGACCCGTGCCCGCAAGTACCGGTCCGCAAAGGCCGCCAGACCGCCAGGTGCCGCTACAGTGGGCGCCGCCGCATTCGCAGGATCTGCTACCCATGTCTGACAGGCACCCATAGAGCCAGCATACAGACACTGCGACGGGTTCGCGGGGTCCGCCGCACAGAGCACCTGTCCCGCTACCTCCTTGACGGCCGGCACCGCCGTCGCGCTCAACAGCTGTCCTTGTCCAGATTCTAGAGGTGACTGGGGCTTCCATGAGGCCAGTGCGGCCTGCGTAGGGTCGTTGGGGTTGGTCTGCGCCAGAATCACGTCGCTCGCACCTGCTGCAGAGAGCGCTAGATAATAGTCCGGGAAGTTAGAGCTCTGGTAGCTCACCGCCGACGCATCGCCGTTCAGCGCGGCCACCACACGGAAGCTAGAATCATCCGCAAACGGGCTGCCGTCGGGCGCCCGCGCATTCAGCAGAGCGCGGAAGTTGCTATGACGTAGGAACATCGTGGGGAAATTGACTGACTGGAAGCTGACATAGCCGGCCTTTCCGTTGTTAGCAGGCATCACCTGGAGCGTGCCATCCTGTGTAAAGAGCCCCGAGCCATCATTCGGCATCACCCAGAACTGGAAGTTGCTGTGTCGCAGGTAGGCCCCTGGCGCACCGGCGTTCGTGTGACTCACTGCGGTACCCGGCACAATCAGCTGCGGCTGGTTCCAGACACCCGCGGTAGTGAATGGAATAACATCCTGTGCTGGCGCGGCGGGTTTAACTCCGTAGCAGGAGACACAGGCCTTGCCGGCGGCCCATGATGCTGTCATATTTCCACAGTTATTGACTCCAACTGATCCACATCCAAATCCATATTCGGGCTTGATCACATTCATCGGATAGTAGGCCGAGCCATCAGACGCCCACGCACAGCGGCACCAGTCTGCCCCCGCCGCCTGCGCCGACGCAATCTCCGCGGGTGTTGCGAGCCGCGCTCCGTAGGTAGCGCAGACCCCTTCAGCATCGCCGGGTGCGACCGTGTAATCATTCTTGGGGCATACCGCAAACACCTCGGGCTGAGCCGTTGCGCTGGGGCCCAGGCAGTTCCAGTCAGTCGGGTTCGGCGGTGGGCAGGAGCCGGTGGGGGCCACGGGAGGCTCCAGATTGATGTTATAGCAGTTGCGCATCGCGGCGGCCTGGGCGTCAAAGTCGCTGGAATCGCGGGCTGCCTGGAAGATGCTCTGATAGAATCCACGGATGCCGGGAAGGGAGCCGTTCGCGTTGGCGGCGGCGACGTTGGCCTGATTCGGCGTACCATCTGCATTGAGAGGTGCCAGCAGACCCGCCGCCCCGCAGTACTGATAGGGGAGCGACGTGGGGTCCACCGTGACATTGGCGTCTGCGCCGGGATTGCCACTCGTGCGCCACAGGTAGTCCAGACACTCGGGTGAGTGCGGCCCTGTCTGCGCATTCGGCCCGTCGCATGGATTCTTGGGGGCGGTGCCAAACATCCGCATGGAGGCATCCTTGAAAGTGGCAAAATCCACGGGGGCGCCGTTCATATCCACGCCGTAGAGCGCGATATTGGCCCGGTTGTTGAGTGCGGCCACGGTGTCATCCAGTGTGCCAGAGGGGGCAACTAGAGCGGTGGCCTTCGCCTGCGTGCTCGGATAGTCCGTTCCCTTTGGCGTGCCGCCGGCAGCGGCGAACAGCTCCTGGAGACAATAGGGGGTCGGATTGAATGAGCCATCGGCCTTGAAGCAGGAGTGCGCCCCCATCAGACCAGCTCCGACCTCGGTGAGCACCAGCGGGCCCGTGGGACAGTCCGCCTTGTCGTCGGCAAAAATCGGATCCACGAGGGTAGCAGGAACCTGGATCGTGAGCGTGGCGGTGGTGGCCGTAGCTATCCCTGTAAGAGTAATAGTAGTTCCATCTGGATAACTGGCGGAGGTCCCATCATCATATGTCAACCATAGCATTTTGGCCTGACCTGGAGCAGGGTCTGGAGAAAACCCGGGTAGATTTGTGCTAATAGTTATACTACTTGAGGTATTAATAATTGATGTAACATAATCTGTGACTACAGCTCCTTGCCGTATACCATCTGGTGGTCCAGTGCTGTACCAGGCCTGTCTGATAATCGGCAGCAGAATCTCGGAGCGACGACCGTACCAGAGAACGGTATTCGGCACCTGGGCCTGGAATGTTGACCAGATATCCGCGTCTTTAGCGACTGCGGCACCCACCTGCCCCGATCGCTTGTCGCCGGCGATCACGAGACCGTTAGTCGGCGCGATGGCCTGCTCACCGACATCTAGCGACACGACGCGTTTGCCATCGGGGCTGGAGAGCCAGCCACACCAGACCGCAGGGCAGCCATATATCTGAATTTTGATTGTGTCACCCTCTGTTACTGTTATCGCCACAGTCTGTGGGTCTAATACAGCACGAGAAGAAGGAGGCAGCTGAACCGTTCCGCCATTCGCCAGAGTCACCACGAGGCCCGCCCCGCCTGGCCCCGAGTAGGCACCGGGATGGCTGACATTGAGGATCGCGGTGTAGGCACGCGGTTTCGGCCCGACATACAGAAGTCCGGTCGCACCGGCGGGGGCAGCACCATAGCACTGTCCGCACTGGTTGGCCGACGTTGCCGCACCGGCGCGCTGGCACTGGAGCTGGAGCTCGCGGGCCTGGCAGTTCTCGCGCATCAACGTGAAGTTCTGGGGAGCGCAGCTGCCGACAGAGGGACGATAGGAGGCCGGGCCGCCGTTCGTGTTGCTGAGTTCGTTGGCACGGATCTGGTCATCGGAGGAGATAAACATTCCGCCGCGGTGAGCCCGCCCACGTGAGTCCAGGCCATCGCGGTGGCACATTCCGCATTCGGCGGCCCGGGGATCGTCCAGCGCCGTACAGTCCAGCGGTAGCGACTCACAGAAGGCAATCTTCTGGGCGATAATACCGGTCTGCTCAACGGTCGGTGCGCCGGGCGCTTTGCCGCTACCATCATCGGCTGCGCCGAGGCCGAGACTGGAGCCGATGAGACCCAGGAGCGACGGCCGCGCCGTGGCGGCTGCAGGAAGTGCGGTATTGACAGCGGCGTCCACCATAGCAGCATCAGGAGGTGTCGGGGCCAGTGGATCTTGAAGACGCGCTAGGTCGTTATAGCGCCGCTCTCCTTCAAACTGGAGCTGCTGACGTTGGGCGAGCTGTGTAGGGGGGTCCACGGTAAGGAACCCCTCGTAGACGCGTGGTGCCCCCATCCATGCCAACACCAGCAGTCCGAGTACGACTGCTCCAACTAATAACAAGAGCCGCATAGGCTGTATCCCTAACGGCGCTGGCTATTTCTGGGCTGGCGACTAAACATTATCCGGTCGCGTGCTGCTACCGGGGTCCACATCACGCGTGATTACACGCAGGAACAGTTGGACCTGACGACTGAGATTCAGAATTCCACCGCGCTGGTAGCCGGCTGTTGCCCCGGCATTGTATGCGGCCATCTCGTCTGCTAGTGTCGTCTCAGTGCCCGCTGCGCCGGTCCACAGATAGCGCGCACAGACACCGGTGGTTGGATCCACAAAGCGGTTCCGCAGAATTACAGTATTTGCGTAGCCGCAGTCATTCCATCCATCCACAAAGGCACCGCTGCTGGCATCATAATATCCAATCCCCACAACAATATGCCCCTCATCGCGCTCTAACCACTGATTGAGAGCCTCGCCGGCTTTCTGGATGCTAGGAGTGGCAGAAGTAAATGTCAGATCCTTGAATGCGACGCGGTCATTGCGCCCGAATGTCCATAACGAGAACCAGGTGGTGGTCTCTATGAAGAGATACTCGGCAACATCTGCGCTGCCCGAAGTATCATAACAGGAGCCAGATACATCCGGGTCGCTGCCCCATATAACACGCGCCATGCGCAGTGCATCGGGCGCAGGAGAGAGTGTCAGATTCTCTGGATTCAGCAGCTCGAAGCTGAGCTTGTTGAGCGACGCCAGTGGTGCCGGCGCATAGACCCGCTGGGCCTTCATGAACTTCGGGAAGAAGAGCGTATAGCCGCGGCTGTTGATATAGTCGCTGCCACCGGTGGTCGCGTCGCTGCGCCAGGTCGCATCGTATTGGCAGATCGCAAATGACTTGTCTGCCGTGGGGTTCGTGCTATAGTTGTTGGCCTGGTGCTCCTCCAGCATCACCTGGATGAACGGCAGACTCAACGCGGTTATCGGTGCCTGCTCGGGGGCGGAGACGGCAGCAGCGGCACAGTCGCGTGGCACAGCCACCTCCAGCCCCTCCACCGGAATCACTGCCTTGATGAACTCCAGGCGTACAATGTTGCGGAATCGGTTCGTGATAGTGGCCTGCGCACCGGTTCCCTGCGGGCGCGCCACGCTATCCAGCTGAACGGTGAATCTGTAGCGATTCTCGGTGGTGGCGGCGAGCCAGTCACGGTCTTTGGAGTTCAGAATAAGATTGTATTCGGTTTCGCGATATTTTACGATATCTTCCTGCCGTTGGACAAAATCCTTTGGCTGAGCGATGCCGGCGAATCCTGGAGGCAGTCCGGTGACGGGGCCAACGGGTCGTGTCTCTAATGGCTGGAGCTCCGCCGGAAGCTGCGGAATAGGGGTAGAGACAGTGGGAATAGGCGCACCCGCTGCAGCAGCACGCGTTGCCTTGATGCGCTCAAACAGCGCAATCGGGTCCTGCTCTTCAAGGGGAACCGCAAAGGAGAGTGCGGGCTCAGGAGAGACTGCCGCCTGGAAGGAGGGTGGCGGTGGCGGCAGAGGAGTCGCAGCAGGAACAGGCGGAGAGCCGCGGATAGCTCCCGTGTTTCGTCGAAACCATCCGGCCATACTGTCAAATGTCTCCCGGAGCACCTCCTGTTCATTTAGAGAGCCCTGAACACGAATCACCTCGCGTACATAGTGTCCAAGCGTGCGCTGGAGACGGGAGTCGGCAGCCGGGCTCAGACCAGCAGGAAGTCGCTTTCCAAAGTTGTCGCGCAGCGACTCTAACATGCGCTGGTATGCGCCATCCATTACTGAGGCCTGCGATATCTTAGAAGGGCTCCTATAAGCGGACTAGACGCCGTCGTGCCGCTGTCAGGGCCGCCGAACTCGGGCGTTCAGTTGCAAAGAGCAGATCGCGTATCGCATTCATTGTGTCATCATCCACGCGCCGACGACATATATCCGCAAATGTTCGCCCTTTCAGAAGTCCGATAATCACGTACATACAGTATGTTCCACACTCGGTTTCCTTGCGCTGATGTCGGATGTCATTCCAGTATATCTGGCGACAGCCCTGTTCGCGACAGCGACGCAGCAGACGGCGCACCTCGGCCGGTGGGGGATAACCATAGCTATCGTAGTAGTAGGCGGCCCCAGCACGGAGGTCCAGATAGGCACAAACCCAGTGGCTACCGGGTCGGTCATGCGGGTCCAGATTGAAGACGATACCTATGGCCCAGTCGCCGCGCGCCTTCATGGCGCGTAGGTCCAGACCACAGAGCTCGTCCACCACACAGCGGCCAAAAGAGCCTTCAGGACGCTCATCAAAATCGATTGGTACGGGTCCAATGAACTCAAAATGCGGATAGGCGGTCTCATACTGCTCCATGACACGGGCAATTGTCTCTGTGTCGTGCCACTCGCGCGGCCGGGAGAGCCACTCGGCGGGCTTGGGGGGTCTAAAGAACTCCGCGGCGGCAGCGCGCTCGGCGGGGGCGGCGAGCTTCTGGACGGCGCAGTATTCAGAGGCACACTCGTACTGTCGACGCATCCGGTCGCGCAGGGCGGCCCACAGCGTCTCCTTGCGCTTAATGGTCGCGGGAATCTTCGCGGCAGGATAGCGTCGATTCCATTCATCGCGGAGGCGCTCTAACATCGTTTGTGGCAGACAGGTAGTGCGTGTGCTGCGGAGCGTCCCTGGATTACACTGGTAAAGATTAAAGTCGGCTGCCACAGCGGACATCCCCTTATTTTGCGCGAACAAAGTAAGGTGCCGGTGCGATGGATCTTGATCTGGGCGGTCTCTGGTCCTGGACTGTACCGCTGTGGGGGCTGTTTGTGCTGGTGCTGTTTCTGGGGGGAATGATGACGGCACCGATTGTGCTGACACCGCTTACTGGTGGTGGTGGTGTTCGTAGGGAGACAACCAGCAGCAGGAAATACAGACATTAATCAGGAGAATGGACTACGGCACGCTCATCAATATGGTGGTGATTGCGGCAGGAGCCATCATCGCCATAACCAGCTTCGCTCTGCTGATTCCACTGGACTCAGTACCGGCTGTCTCCGGTGTTAGCATCATTCTGGGGGTGGCGTACGGTATCTCGCTGCTGGCCTGGGTGATCGTTATGACCTACTACGCGGCGTCTCCCGAGAAGCTTACGTGGCTGAACACACACATGATGTTCCTGGTGGTGCTGCCGGCCGTGATTGGGGCGACTGCGATGAACGTCACGTCGGTGCAGAACACCCGGAATCTGATTGCGGGGCGCGTTGCGTAGGTGGTCGCCGCCTATGGAGCTCTACCGGATTCCAGACAATGGAGCCGGTATTTCCCATTCTCTGGATAGGCCCAGCCGGCTGCGGAAAGCTGCTCGCCGCACGGGCAGCACTAGGAGTACCACCGGGCCGTGAGCCCCGTCTCCAAACGCTGGAGATCGGCGACTATGCCGCGCGCTACTGGGAGTTTCCCACACATATGGAGATTGATGTGCTGGATCTGTCGATGATGGACAAGCAGATCCTGGCCGAGATGCTGACACAGCTGCTGGAGACGCGCGACGTGCTGCGCGGGGGCGGGCGGAAGGTTATGATTTTGCGGCGAATTCACGGTCTCTCTCCGGCGGCAGCGGCGCGTCTGCGGGCGGTCCTGGAGGAGCTGGTCTGGCGGCCGGATGCGCCGGCGCTTATCTGGTGTACAGCGCGGACAATGACGGCGGTGGTGGCGACGGTGGCCGATGGTTTTGTGTGGCGGCGCGTGGAGGGGCCGGCTGGAGGAAGACGTCTGGACCGCGAGGCAGTTGCGGGTGGTGCGGCGACCCCGCCAACAATTCAGAGCTACGTGGCCGAGACGCTCCGGCAGATGGCGCTGGCGCGCAGCGAAGGGCCACCGTGTCTGGCCGTCGCAGGCTGGATACGGGGACGTGTTTATGACCTGTTAGGCCTGATGATAGTGGGGGCAGAGCTGGTGGGGGCGCTCACCTGGTCGGTGGTGCGAATGGCGGCAACGGGGGCACTGCGCGATGGACAGGCCCGACGCTGTCTGGGGGTGCTGGCACGGGCGCGATGGTATCCGAGCTATCGGACACCGCTGATGCTCGAATTGATCCTGACGGCTGTCTATGAGGCGCTTGAGCCGGATTCGGCGGTGTTGACAGAATGAGCGGCAGCTGCCTGGTTGACCTCCGAGTGTTTGTGGTGGTGCGAAGCGGAGTTGACTATCTGATGTATCGGAGTCTCAGTGGAGCGGTGGCGGCGGCGCGTGAGGGCGATGAGATTGAAGAGTGGGCGGCCCTGGATGGTGCGCAGCGACTGCGACCCGTGCGTGTCTGGAGTCGGGATGGAACTGCGTACCGAGAAGTGGATAGCAATAGGCTATTCAGGTAGCCACCACCGCCAACAAGAAATCCACCGTCGCGTGCGAACAACCGGCGCGCTGGAGCTGCAGAAACAGTTCCAGCCTGTCGTCGCTCAGTACAGTTGCCTCGGCACCGAAGCCTGCCAGGATGCCGCGGACCCACGTGTTGATCTGGAGCATCCATGTTCCCAGCAGTAGTCCGGTGTGCTCGGTGCGAAGGAGGTCAGCTAGCCGCTGTACGTAGCGGGCGTTCAGCACGTGCTCCAGACGCATTCCGGCACAGTTTACAACCCAGAGCCAGGGGCCGCCCGCGCGGACCCGGTCTAGCTCCTGTTTGAGTGCCGCGAACTCGGCATCTGTAGAAATCGTTGCTATGCGTGCCGGGGCGCTATAGTAGAGTGGAGTCTGTGCCGGACCGACGCGGCCAATCAGCTGGAGGGTGGCGGGGGGTGCCATTACAGGAGGCGGTGATGTGCTTGTCAGAAAATAAACGGTACTAGCAAGATGGCGGCACCTGCAGCTACTCCTGATAGTATTCAGGCGGCACGTGGTATCTACTACTTTCCAGAGGTAACTCGGGAGACATCTGCCGCTAAGATTGCGGAAGTTGAACGACCTATTATTCGGAACAGCAGTCAGGCCGGATATTATGCCTTGAGCTATTATGACCCATCGGGAAATTTACAGCATGGGTTGGTGCGTTCTGCGCTTATTAATCAAAATACAGAAATTATCGCTTCAACCGTCCCTGAACTAATTGAAATGTTGCGCAGTTATAATCCTGATGCCTACATTCCTACTAGGAGTGGGCAGCAAATAGTGGTTCTTTAAGTCCTCTTCATACAAGTTGTATAGAGCCTTTACTATTGAGGTCCTAAAGAACGCCCACCCCCAATTCCTACTGAGCCGCGGATGACAGGTAGTGGTCGCCGGTCATCTCGCCATCGGAAACCCCGCCGCACAGTAAGGAGACAGCGTCGCTGAATGCTACGGCTCTATCATACGACATTCACAGCCACGCCCCAGCCGCTGCTGGAGGAGATACCCGCATCCCATGCCCAGCTGCTGGCGCGCTGTAGCGGCCCCGATGCCTTTGACGGCGGTCGCACAGCAGCTTGGCTGGCGGCTTTAGGCCCCGCGGCAACCTGGCGCGCAGTTCGCGACGGACACACGGGCCACACGATTCACTGCGTATCGGACCGACCGGCGGAGGCGCTTACGGTGGACCTGCGTCTCGGACTACGACTGATGGCGTGGATGCGGGGTCGCGGTCGTGGCCCCCCTCTGACCTGGTACTGGTGGGACCAGCCGTGGCCGCGTGTGCTGGGGGCGGGAGAGCTGCCGGGGCGCGACGCAATCAATGGCGGTTGGGCTGTGCCGGGCGTACCGGAAATACATGTCTATCGCCGCGAAGAGGCACACAAGGTGCTGCTCCACGAATGTATCCACGCGCTCGGCCTTGACATCCCCGCCCCGCTGCTGGTGCCGGTGCGTCGGCGGTTTGAGACGGCCCTCGGGCGCGCCCTGTGGCCGCATTTCGGCGAGGCCTGGACGGAGCTGGCGGCAGAGTGGATGTGGGCGGCAACGGGGGCGGACTACGAGGCGCGATGGACGGCGCAGAAACGCTGCGCTGAAGAGCAGGCGGGGCTGGTCTGGTCGCGGACTCGTGAGTCGCGGTCGGCAGAAGACACGAATGTCTTTGCCTATTACGTCATGAAGTGGGTACTGATGGCTCACACAGAAGCGGTGCTTTTGGCGCCCGCAGCATCAGTGCCGCACTGGTGGAGCTGGTGGGAGAAGGCGCTGCCAGAGCTGGAGCGGCTGGCGGCCGGGGCTGGAGCGGCTGGGGCCGGCACAGTCCGTATGGGGATGACCTGTGCGGGAAAAGGCCGGCTCCAGCGATTACCGACCACTACTACAGAATGAGGACCGGTCTACCGATTACTGTCGCCATTACCGTTATTATTACGATAGTGCTGATAGTCGCCTATCGCTGTGCCGTCTCATCGCCGCTGCTGATTGCCCCTGCTGCAGCTCGTGAGCAGATTGCCGCAGGTCAGGTAGATGTCATCCTAGATGTGCGCACAGAGCTGGAGCGTGCGACATTGGGCTACTATCCTGGCTCGGTCCATATTGCTGGAGCTGACATTGATGCTGAATTCCCAGTGCGATTCCCCGCTCGCTCTGTGCGGACTATTGTCTACTGTAACACGGGTCAGCGCGCACGGGCGGCGGCCGAAAAGCTCCAACGCCTTGGCTACCAGAATGTTCGGTACATCGCGGGTGGTTATGGAACTTTAATTTCTTAAGTACTAGTATAATATATTATGCCCGGATATGAAGACCGCTGCTATGTTGTTTATGGACGTGGTTTCCGTGCGCTAAAGATCCGAGGGCTTGAAAATAAGAAAGCTCTGATAGAAAAATTAAGAAGACAGGGGTTTCACCCAAGATCTTCGCAGCTTAACCCCCTGTCTCGTAGTGGAAAAGCAGCAACGACTAGACCAACACTCTATCTTGATAATTAACACCGCCAAAAGTGACACGACCTAGGGCGATGTGACCCCCGAATAAATATCCCTTAGAGGGCAACAGAGCGCGATGGGTATCCGCGGACTAGAACGGCTATTACACGAAAAGCATCAGTTCCGCGCGATCGACTGGACGGCTCACGCGGGCAAGCGGTGGGCGGTGGATATCCTGTGTCTGATGTATCGGGCACGGAAGGCGCGACTCTCTATTCTATCGGTGGTCGCCGGTCTGATTGTCCGTCTCCGCCGCTTCGGTGTAGAACCAGTGATGGTGTTTGATGGGCGACCACCCGCGGCCAAAGCGGAGGTGCTGACACGGCGGCGCGAGGTGCGTACGGCGGTAGCAGAGGAGATTGCGACCATTACGGCGGCCCCCGAGCCGACCACAACGGCAGAGCGGGACAGGCGCGAGACGCGAGTAGCAGAGCTCCAGGCACGAGCCCCTACGGTGGGCCGCAACGACCGCGACGAGCTCAAGCAGCTGCTCTATGCCGCGGGTGTTCTATTTGTGACAGCGGCGGGTGAGGCGGATGATCTGCTCGGCTGGCTGGCACGACGGGGGGAGGTGTCTGCAGTGGTGAGCACCGACATGGATATGCTGGCGCGGGGCGTGCCACTGCTGGTGGTGCCGGGCACGGACGATGCGACGGTGCTATCGGGCGTGGAGCTGGCGGGAGTGCTGGGCGCGCTGCGTCTGACATACCGGCAGTTCGTGGATGCCTGTATGCTGATGGGTTCCGATTATTACGCCGGGCGGTACTGGACCCCGACAGTGGCTGTGGAGGCGGCGCGGCGGGGGGTCTGGGACATCAGCGGGGCGGCGTTTGATGTGGGGGCGGGGCTGCTACGGGGAGATGGAGTAACGTGGGAGGGGCTGCTGGTGGAGTCGCAGCGGGCGAAGTGGGCGGCGGGCGCACCGGCACGGGAGCCCACGGGAGTAGCGGCATTTGCTGAGCGAGAGGGCTGGCCGGCGGAGTGGGTGGCGATGTTGGGATAGGGATGGGGGTGGGGCATGGGATTTCTCTTTTTTGGCTGGATACCAATCAAAAAAGAGGGGGGGGGTCGGTCCCTGCTGGGATTGAACCAGCGACCTACGAGTTAACAGCTCGTCGCATCTACCACTGAGCTAAGGAACCTTTGAACTCTGACGGAGTCGAACCGCCGACCAATCCGTTAAAAGCAGACCGCTCTACCAACTGAGCTAAGAGTTCACTGTGCGAGGAGTGGGATTCGAACCCACGAGGATTTCTCCATCGGATCTTAAGGCCGACGCTTTAACCAACTCAGCCATCCTCGCTAAAAGAATAAGCATTGTGCTAGGGCTTCTTACACCGCCGCAGGGGCCGCCTTGATGTAGTGGTGCTTCAGGAACTTCTGCAGCGTCAGGATGGACAGGTCATCCGTCTCAGACACGCCCAGCAGCTTGCGCAGCGCCGCATCGGGTTTGATCTGCTGCTTGTTCATCAGGCCGCGGTCCTTGGCGTACTTGGTCACACCGCGGGTCACATCCGCACGGGTGATCAGAGTGCCCTTCGCCACACCCAGGAAGGTGCACAGCTCATCCGTCACCTGCTTGGGCTTCTCGAACTCAGAGGGCTTGCTCGCATCGCGCGCCTTGCGGCCCTTGCGCTTGCCGGCCTTCTTCACCACGCGCGCCGCCAGCTTCTGGACGGACTTCACGGAGGCAACCGCCGCACGCAGACCGGTCTGCAGGGAGGAAATCTGCTCCTCCAGCGAGGCGATGTTGGAGTTCAGCTGGGCCACCACGTCGTCCTCAGCAGGCGCCACATCGGCGGCGGGCTCAGCAGCGGCCACAGGCACAGGAGTCGCCACGGGCGCGGCGGCCGCGGGCGTAGCGGCGGCGGCGGCCTCAGCCTTCTTGGAGGCACGGGGGGTCTTAGCGGGCGCAGCAGCCGCAGGGGCGACTGCGGGAGTAGCCACAGGAGCAGTCTCAACAGGAGTCGCCTTGGTGGCCTTGGCCGTCTTGGTGGTCTTGGCGGCGGCGGTGCTCATTTTGGTGTTGTCAGAGGAAACGTTGGAGGACATGGAACGCGGGAATGCTTGGTATGGCAGGGAGGCACGCCGGGGTTGTCAAGTTTGGGGTGCCGGACCCCCAAAGTTGCCGGGGGCGCCTAGGTCGTCGGGCGACTTTTATGACTAGACCAAAGATAGGAATGGCATCCTTCCCACAATGTTCCAGCATTCGGGGAGCAAAATATCCAGGAGAGCGTTGTGGAAATCGGGCAAAGTTTGGAGAGTGGTGCGGCCATCACAAGTATCTTCAGGTGCGGTGGGTTGCGGTAGCGACTGTGGCAGCGACAGCATCACCAGACACCATCACGCATGTGCCTGTGCCTGTGCCTGTGCCTGTGCCTGTAGCCAAAACGGAGTCGGTAGCTACTGCTACTGTCGTAGCTACTGCTACTGTCGTAGCTACTGCTACTGTCGTAGCGACCCGTCGCATCTTCACCGCATGGCGCCGCTGGCTCGCCCGTCGCGCCGGGCCGCTCCTGTGGGCCCGCGCCGAATCCAACAATCCCTATGACTTCTTCAGCTCCGATCCGGTGGAGGAGATACCCCTCCGGGACTTTGTGAGCTTCGTAGACGCCGACCGAAAAGGCTACATCATGGACATCAAGTCCGCCACATCGCTGCTGGCTCACTCCAAGAAGGCCGGCGAGACACCCACAAATCCTTTCAACCGGGCACCCCTCCCCGCCAGTTTCCTGCGCCGTATCGCCCTCCACGGCCCACGCACCAAGGGTTGGACGGCACTTGTTCCACAGACAGAGGCCCAGGCACTCGGTCTTGCCGCGACCGATGTGTTCCGCCACTTTGATGACCTCGGCTACTATACGGATCCCGCCTGGTTTCTGGAGCTCAGTCGTGCCCAGCTCCAGCAGCTCTACATTGAGCTCGCGGACATCTGGTATCACCGGGCGACGCTCAGTCCTGCAGACCGAACCCGTATTGTTCCAGCTCCCGGTCGTGTGCTTCCAATGCCGGTCACCACTGCGCTCGTTATGACGCAAAAGGCGCTACAGAAGGTGCTTCTTGAGAGCTGTCGGCTGCTTGTGTCGGCATCGTCTGCGAAGTCGGACAGGCAGCTGGGTGTCATGTATGTGCTCGGCGCACTCGCGATTGTTAGCGGTCGGACGGCTGTCGCCTATCCGTGGCTCGCCGAGATGTTCATGCCCGGAATAACGCGGATTCTGCCAAGCGGCCAGGTGAATGTGCTACATCCATCGGTGCTGGCCTATTAGGAAGGCCCCACAGCAGTACAGCACGGCGGGATCTCCGTTACCACGGTGTTGCCGGCGTTCGCGCGCCACTCGGTCTGCTGGCCGAGCCGCCGGGCCTGCCGCGTGGACTCATCGGTGACGCCACCGCCCGGACCCTGCTCGGGCGCGGTTGCGTTGTTACGCCGGTAGATTGCCAGCGTGCGGCAGCGAAGGCGCTTGATTTTGTTGGCAAAGCTGTTATCTGCGGGACCGGCCATCTCTGTAGTAGCTAGCTAAAACTTTCTAGGATAGCAGCCCTCCACAGTAATGACAACCATTGGCCCATATACGATTGATCCTGTACCACTATATGAACAACGCGGCAACAAGATATTTACTACTGTAGATTCCAGCTGGATTATAAAGCTTACTATACCTGATGAAGAGCCATTAGACAATATAGATGAGCTACAAAACGTACTCGCAATTGTCAGTGAGCCTCCACGGAACTGTGTTGTATTCCCAAGAAGCTTCAGCCAGCTATTCGGAACAACAGAAGAAGGGGTCTGGTATGCTATGGCACGATACGATGGGCATGTTACTATGGATTCTTTCTGCAAGAGTAACTGGCGGCGAATTGGGGAAGCAGTGCTGCTGTTTCTAGAGGATCTCCATCATACGCACGGTCTCGCGCATCTGGATATCAAAGCAGAGAATGTCTTGTTTGACCGAACGTCGCGCCAATTCTATGTGGCCGACTTTGAGCTCCTCATGTATCCGGCCACCAATACGGGGCCTCTGCGCGAAAAGATGGATGACCCGCACTATTTCTGGTACTATCTGGGGTTCGGTGCAGAGCCCGATGAGCCGTTTCGGAGCTGGAGAATGGACCTTGTTATGCTCGGCTATCTCCTCGCACGTCTAACATGGAATCCAGAATATGGATGGTCAGCACGGGAACAGCTCTTGGCATATGCCAGCTCACGAACGCAGCGTATGGAAGAAGATACTATTGCTGCGCTGATTGAACAGCGCGACCAACAGCTTCGGTCGGGTGCGGCTCTTTCTGTCATTGCGTACATGAATCGGGTGGCGGCGGCGGTACCGTGGGGCCTAAAGACGCCACCGGAGAAGGCGCTCTACCGGGAGCTTCGCGCTCTATTTCAATAGGAAGCCGGGTCGGCCCCGACTTTTGGTCGCCTGGCCCCAAAGTTGACGGGTGGTAGCCGCTGCTCACCCCAGGCCAGTACGATGTCTAGCGGTATCTATCTTCCTTCCGAGATTGCGGTGAGCAAGCTGGAGTTCAGCCCCGTCAAGGTGCTGGACTCGGGTGGCAAGTCGGTGAACCTGCGCTATGAGGGTCGGAACATCATGGTGGAGGCGCCGAGCCTGTCGGTCCCTTACGGTGTCAACGTGTTTGACAAGACGCCGGGTGCGCCGGTCAAGTACTCGGTGGACCTGTCCCTGCGCGGGGCAGATGACAACGATGCTGTGCGTGCCCTCCAGGAGTTCCTGGAGGCGTTTGATGAGCGGATGATTGATGCGGGTGTGGAGAATGCAGGTAAGTGGTTCAAGATGGCGAACCCGAGCCGCGAGGTGATTCGCGCCTTCTACACCCCGGTGGTGAAGGTGAGTCGGGACAAGGATGGCAATCCTAAGCCCTATCCCCCGACCTTCAAGCTGGCTCTACGGAAGCGGCTGGTGAAGGGAGCGGCGCCGGATTCCACATCGCTAGTACGGACCTTTGAGACTAAGTTCTACGATGGCACGAGCGGCGCGGGCAAGGCGGTAGCGGAGTTTGACGGTGATACGAAGCTAGAGGAGCTGCTACCGAAGCGGGCACAGGCCACGGTGATCATGCAGTGTACGGGTGTCTGGTTCGCGGGTGGCAAGTTCGGCACCACCTGGAAGGCGGTCCAGATGCGCGTGGACAGCCAGCCGGAGCAGATTCGCGGCCCGGCCTTCCGGTCAGATGCGCCTGACATCCGTGCGTTCGTGGCACGATCGGCTGCTGCGGGCGGTGCTGGCGGCGGCGAGTACGACACCTATGCGGGTGGCGACGAGGAGGAGGACGAGGACGGTGGCGGTGTGCTAGCTGCTGTTGCACCGGCGGCTGCGCCCGTACGGAAGGCTGTTGCTACGCCTGCGCCTGCGCCTGCGCCTTCGCCTGCAGCCGCCACCTTTGAGGAGGAGCAGGTGGTGGAGCCAGTAGTGGTTCCGGCAAAGGTGGTGAAGGCCGGAGCGGGCACCGGCACGAAGAAGGTGATCAAGAAGACGGTGGCGTAAGCGTGCCCACCTCATTATTTTGATCCACTCCGTTAGAAAGCATGGAAGCTCTCGCGCGCGTCACCCAGATCCCCTCTTGGGCCTACAATGCCTGCTGGTATTATTTTGCTGTGGCCGCGCTAGTGGCACTCTCTGGGCTCGTGTCACTCGTTCAGCTGTTCATGGTTCCGGGCTCAGTGCGGCGGCTCTTCCCTACGACGATGATGGCTCTGACAATCGTTCTGTCTATTGGTGTGACCGCGGTCCTGGCGCTCATGCAGTTCTGGATCTGCCGGGCGGCGCTGGCGCCGAAGGCTGAGAAGTTTGCGGTCAAGTGCTCCAGCGACGCCGACTGTACGGCTGTCATGGGAACACCTCAGGGCTCTCTGTGTGCCTGTGGCGGGCGGGGCCTCTGCGGTGGCTGCGTCATGCGTAATGATATGGAGCCGCAGGCCTCTTTTGCGGCCGAGTTTGCGCCGATTGCTTAACCAGGGATATAAGGACACGGGTCCGCCACCACTGGCGGGCAGGCTTGACAAGTGCGAGAGACCGAAAATGCGGCCTGGCCCTTGGGAAGTGGCGGAATTGAGTCCGCAGGGATTCCAGTTGCATAGACAGTATTCACCAGACGTACCCCCGTCGTTGAGCAGCAGGTGGGCGGGAGCTCCTGGAGGGGCAGTGTAGGAGATGGGCAGCGTCCAAGACAGCCTTTTCCGTGTCCTACTAGCGCTGCAGGATTACCATTGATGAGTGGCACATCAGGTATAGTTTCGCAACAAGAGATATCCCTGGCTGGTACCCAGAATCCATTTGCCGGCGCAGGCGCTTCACCGCAAACAGCGCAGTGCGCAGCGCGAGCAATCACGGCATCCACCGACCAGACCTGCTGCTGTCCATCTCCAAGGCGTGGATATGGCGCGTGCCGGCAGCAGGTGGCTGGAGGAGCGGGCGCAGTGGAGACCGTTGGTGCACCCGATGCGCGGAATCGCCGGACCTGCGTCTTTAGGCTCTCGTCGCCCAGCCGCGCGGGCCCATAGAATTTTGGCATTGCCTCCACCTTCCGTCGCAGATACTCTGAGTGGCTCATACGCGCCGCGCAGGCGTTTCCTGGCAGAGTACGGGGCATCCTCCTTCTAGAATGTGCCCGTAGAATAATCCACACGCTGGTTGCCGAGCACGCAGGGGCTGACCGGTGCGGTGGGAACACCCGCCCTAGAGCGCTGGGCGTGGCGGCTCAGCGGTGTACCTCCTATGATTGTACACTGGAGCCTCTCAGGTGGCGGAGGCTGCGCACGGAAATGCTCCGCGTGGCGCGGCTGGGATGACTCTATGGTCCGCCGCCGCCTGGCTGTCAGCTCCGCCGCGCTGGGCCCGCGAACGAGTCGCGCGAGCTCTTCGATACCGCGAGGGCGCGTCATCGTACGGTACTGATGAACGCGGTGTGGAGGGTGGGCCGTAAAGCGGCTGCCTGTGAGCGGATCGGCGGGTGTCGTGGACGGGTTCTGTTGCGTGTGAATCCCCGCGCGCTGCCCCGCACAGAGCCCACCGGTGTGCTGATTGAGATAATAGAGCTCACACGCAGTGGCCTCCCGCAGAATCCGGTCGCGCTCACTGGGGGTGGTGCCCGGTGTGAAATCGGGGCGCAGGCCGCATTCGGGGCAGACATCCAGGTGCGCATCTACCGGTGGAGCTCCTGGTGCCACGCAGCTGCCATCCATACAGCGTCCCCATTCAACCGCCTCGCGGACTTTGCGAATTCGGCTGCTCTCTGCATCAGGCTCGGGTGGTCCAGCGGCGGAGTTCGTGCGACATCGGCATGCGGCCATTGTTGCTCCCTGTGCCACGCTGCGGAATTCCCCGGCAATCGTCAAGGGAATGCCTATGGCCAGCTACGACATCGGACTGCTGGCGTTTGGACTGTCGCCGTTTGCGATTCTCGCACTGGCCGGTCTGATTGTGGCAGGATATATGTTTGCGGCGCGATTTGACGATGCTGCGGCCAACAAAGAACTCGGGTTGATGTTTGCCGCCTGCGCTGGCACGGTGCTGCTGTTGACCCTTCTTCTCTGTCTGCTCTGTGTCCAGACACAACCGCGGGAGCTGTTTGTAGATGCTGGTGTGTCCGACCCAACCAGTCAACTCCTAGCAGACATATCGGCGGCAGAGGTCGATGTCTGTAAGCTGATAACGCGGGCGGACCAGTTCATCCAGAACGATGTCGGCAAGGCGGGACAGGATGACCCTAGCCTCATCACGGCGGCCCAGCAGAAGGCACGGGGTGATACCGACATGGTTGTCTGTGGCGGCGATGAGACTGCTCAGCTGGAGATTGACCATCGGCTGCGTCGCCTGGAGGAGACACTCCGCGCATTTACTGGACCGGAGTTTAAGCGCACCTACGACGCAACGGTTCCCTGCCGCGAGGGGTTTGTGGATATTTCAGAGGAGGCTGAGGTGGCGTCGGCACGGCAGCGGCTGGCGGCAATTCGGGCTACGATTCAGGAGCAGCAGCAGAAATATCTGGGACCGATTGATGCGAAGACAGCGGCTATGCAGCGCGGAGACCTATCGGACTGTGAACGGCGACGGGGGGCCAAAACAGCCACGGCTGCGTCGGTGGTGCCGAAGGAGGGGTGATTAGGAATGCTCCCGCCCCGAATGCTATGAACAATAAACTTATAATTATATTGTAAAGGATGTCTTTTTTTCCAGAATGGCTAAGCAGACTAACTGGAACAGTACCTGTGAGTCTCCTTCCAGATATGTTAACTGCTATTCGTAGCAATGACCAGGATAGATTGAGAGCTCTTGTATCTCGTTATCGTAGCTTAATAGATAGCTCAAATGATATTAAAGCAGAATTACTAATTGGAGCTACTAGCAATAACAATAAAGCAGTCGTTGATTATCTGCTTGATGAGATAGGTATTTCTCCAAATGTTCAATCCGCACATACAGGAAATACAGCTTTAATGATTGCTACAGAAAACGGGAATCTTGAAATTGTAAAAAAATTAATGGAGAAGGGTGCGCGCACTGATATTCGAAACAATGAGGAACATACTGTATCGGACTTTATACTTGAGGAGGATGACCCTGAAGAGCCCGTATTAACAGAGATAAGAAATATCATTATCACGGCAACCAAGGGGCAGAAGACGCAGGCTGGTGGTCGTAGACGCCGCACCAAAAAGACACACCGGCGACCGCGTCGGTCGGCCTCTAAGACTGCGCGACGGCGACGGCTGGCACGTAGAACCAAGTAGCCTGTCGCCCCAACGATTTGATTACTGCAGACTCCAGCTCCGTCAGCCACGGATGTTCACGATCCACGTTACGGGGCCGTCGCGGGCTCTCCACCATCAGCCGCACCTCATCCCAGAAAGCAGAGCTCAGATGACCATTGTGAGTCCGCAGCGTGGTTGGTGCGGTGTAAGCAGGGAAACAAAGAATTTGCCAGTCGGCATAATAGTCGGCTGTCAGATTCTCGGGGATATCGGCGCTCAGCAGCTCTTGGGGAGTACAAGGAACACCATAAACGAACATGACGCGGGTGGATGATTTGGCAGTGGGTGTTACAGGAAGTGGGCTGTCAAGTTTGGAGGGAGGGGCACCAAAAGTTTAGTGCCGCCTTCGTTGCGTTTTCCTCTGGCGCGACCCACCGCGTTTAGCCGTGGACTTCCGCAGGCGCGACCGCCGGCGCTCTTCAGAGGCAGCCCACTCCGCCTCAGGTGCGTCCGGATGAAGAGCCCTCCAGATCTGCCGCCGCCAGTAGAGCTCTGCCCGACGTTCAGCCTTTGCGATGCCCTGGTAATAGGCATCCATTACCTTATCCTTCTCCTTGCGACTCAGACCGGCTACATTTGGCTTGGGAGGACGTGGCAGCTCCTCTTCAAGCGCCCGACGCAGCTCCGATGAACGCCGCCCCACGGTTGCCGCGCGCACGGCATAGGCAAGGTTTCGGTCACGATACGCCTCGCGCACCGCCGCCTCTAACCCCTCACGCTTCAGCGTCTCAGGATTGATGAACTCCGCATTGGCCCACGTGAAGCCTGGATAGCGCGCCATTATTCGCGTAAGCATATCCGGTTCAAATTCAGCCCCAGCCACCTCTAGTCTCTCTACAGAAAATAGGGGAAGAGGATTGAGGGAATGTCTAGCAGTAGCGGCGGCTCCGCTAGGATAACAGGAAGTCTTGCAGAGCACGGGCTACTTGGCACGGTGCTTCACGAGAATTTCTCAAATATTTGCGAGATCGTTCCGCATGCGCATGATATACCGCGCCTCAGTGCCGAAAGAACCGTGAGCGGTCTGCCATGGCGTTTTCTGGATCGTAGCCTCTTGCGAGATGGATGCTACGTGGGTTGGCATATCGGGACGAGCCCTTACAAGTCGGGTGCCTACGGGAAAATCTTCAAAGCATGGCGAATGGTGGCACGGCAGCGTCACGACGGACTGTTTGATGTAGCAGAGGAGCCGGCAGAGGTGATTGTAAAGCAGGTGCTGCCATCGGGTGGTCGTACCGTATTGACACCGGGCGAGATTAACGCGCATACGGCAGAGGGGCTGCTTCACGTACTGGCTTGGCGGGCGGTCCAGGGAACAGCCGCACCATGGTCTGTACCGCGCCCCTATGAGATATTTGGGGATCACAGCCCCGCGCTGCCAGGATGGCGCTCCATGTCGCTCTGTATGAGCTGGGTGCGCGGTCGGACACTACAGGCCTATGCGGAAAAGTACTGGCGGCCGGGGGGAGAGGTGGGCGTTGGCGTAGCATTTCTGGAGATTCTGGCGCAGGTGGCCTATGTGTTGGGGCTGCTCCAGGGGAGGCTGCGACTCAATCATCGAGATGTCAAGGTGAATAATCTGATGATTCGGGGGCGACGCGGTGGAGAGCCGGTGGTGCTGGAGTTTGCGGGAGCACTGATGCGCACTGGATACGAGCTGACACTGATTGATTTTGGGTTCGCCTGCGTGGGCTGCGCGTCGCCGCATCGTCCAGTGACCGCATTCCAGACAGGTAGCTTCTTTCCAATGGGAGAGCTCTGCTGCAAGGCGGGGCGCGACCTGGCCCAACTAATATTCAGCATCCACTGCTTCTTCTCGCTGGAACGCTATCTACCGCGGAGTCTCTATGGGGCGGTACGAGGCTGGATGACAGTGCGGACGCGAGATGTTGGTAGAATCTGTATGCTGGATGGATTTACAGAGGAGGGGGTGCCGTTGGTAGGTGGTGCCCCCGACTACAACAAGGGTATCTACGAGTTTCTGCGTCGGGGGGATGTTGAGCCGGTGG